AGTTCCCTCCTTTGTTAATTTCTTCTTCATATTACTTAATATTTTAAATTGTTAATATTATTGACGACGACCAGGATACTCTGGATTTTGTTTTAAGTTAGTATCAACTAGAAATTAAAAACATAGCTTATGTTCGTTCTTTCTTAGAATAAATAGTATCTATTCTAATCACATTTGTTAATAATAAGATAACAACACTTTGTTTCTATGACTCTCTCTATAGTTTTAACTCATAAGCAGGATTGCTGTCAAACTTTCCTTATTGGAGTACCTGATTTTAACGTCTGCACGATTATAAACACAAATACGAGTATCTCGGACATTACCCGCTATTGCCGTATTCAAGGGAATAATATACGATATGCATTTACTTACGCCCCACAGGTTTGTCATCTTCTGAGGACGTACACTCTATCTTCACAGACCGAGTATACTTTAACTTAAAAAAACAAGATGTTTATTACTTTATTCTCTCTTTACGAAAGTAGTATCTTTAGTATTGTCATAAGTATTGGACAATTTATCTAATGAATCTTTATAGTGTTGACTTCTAGCTCCACTCATTACTTTATTATAAGTACTTCTGTTCGATTCATATATGGTTACAATGTCACTATTAGACAATGAAGTTCCATGTTGCCTTAATATATCTATTAAGACAACGTCTGGCATTGTAAGAAATACACTGTCTATGTGCATGTAACGTTTTGTATCTTCTCGAAACTGAAGAACTTCCTGTATTGTAGGTACAGCTTCAGTATAAATTGTGTCAACACAAACTTGTTCTACATTATCCTTTTCAGGATTGATGAGATTGCTAACTTTATCATGACAGATAAAAGTTAGTGCGCTAGCAACTAACATTCCTAATAGAATTAGGATTGTTGCTAAACTCCAGGCTATTGCTGAGCCTCTTCCTTTTGGAGAATCTTGTAATTCATTTTCCATTTTTTGATAAATGTTTAATAGTTAATAAATATGAGAACTTAATCTATACCAAATATATGTTTCATATATAATGGTTTAAACGTTTTAGCTGCATATTCTGCGGCATTTTTACTAATGAATCGTAGATGAGCATCTGTATAACCGTAAGTACCATTAACGCCATCACCAGAAGCCAGACCGAAGAAACCTGCAATAGAACCATCTATAATCCTTTCCCATTTAATGTACCACCAATTATACCATGTTTTAATGGGTTTGTTTTGTTTATACTCCGGTGTCCATGGTTTATTACCATTGGCAATAAAATTAATTGCTTGAGTAATAGTACATAACTGTATATACAGTAGTACATGCTCCTCTAATTTCCTACGCTTGTCAATAGGTTTAATACCTAATACTTTACAAGCACTTTTGTAATCTGTTACTTGTTCAAACATTTCTTATGAATTTTACGGTTTTGTTTGTAATTGTAAAGTTTCTGCGAAATAATTCTATATCTTCTTCAGGTATATTAACTACTTGTCTTAGAAAATCTCTTTTTAAATTGAGTTCTTCTTCTAAGTTCTTAGCTTTGCCTAAATAATAATATCTACCTTTATAATATACTCTAACTTTTCTCATTTTATGGTATCTCCTACAAAGTAAGTATTATAATATAGATAATCTCTAACGTATACCTCTTTAGTCTTTTTACTAAAAGGATTCATGAGTTCTAACACATAAGTGTTTGAGTTCCGTACGTACTTATTAGTCACAATATAGTTTTTATACTGTGCCTTAAGTTCTACATAATTATAATAATCATAGTCTGTACAATATTTACTTATTGATATTGCTGCTATTAATATTATAATTAACGCAATTAAAAATTCACTAATGCTTGTGAGTATACTGTTTGAATAACTTCTTCTGATTGTCATACTATGCTATTCTGATATATACTCTAGTAGGTTCATTATCTTCCCATTTTACATTAGGAAATGAATCTGACGGCATACCACATAATTGAGTTGAAGGGCTTAACCATTGATTTGTATCTTTTCTTGGTTTGTCTCTATATAGGAATATCTTACCACTCCTATCTCTAGCTACCCATGCACGAATTGATTTCTTTGCTCTCATAATTATTGTTTTAAGTTAATGAATGTACTCAGAGCGGGAATCGAACCCGCACGATTGTAATAATCATCAAAGTTTAAGTTTGAAGCGTCTACCAATTTCGCCATCTGAGCATTGTTGTTAATAAATCATTAATAATCTTATTATTATTGAAATAATTGCTGTTCCTCCACTAATAGTACTTATTATAAATAATGTTTTAAGTACGTTGGCTACTGTTTTTGAATATGGTGCTTGTATAGTACAAGCTGCTATTATCATTGAAAATATACCACAAAATACAGTAATTAGTGTTGCTATTGTTTCTACCATAATTTATTGATTAAATTGTTAATAAAAAGTAAGGCATTAGTTTTCATAGGTACAAACTGGAAGATTTATTTAACCTATTACTTAACACACTCGCCACGTGAAGGCTGCCTTATGAGTGCAACTAGTATATCTATATTCACATATAAACATACTAGCAATACTACTCTTAGTATTCCACAAATCCATATTAAGCTAACGGAACATAATAAGTTGAGGACTATCCTACGCTTAGGACTAATAAGTATAACATGATTCAGAAGTTCACTATTGCATTAGTATATGGAAGGTTGTTATACTGCATGATTTTTAAGTCTGCACTAATACTAACTAATATTATGTATTGCAACTTTCAAATACATAATTAATAACTCCTTATTCTGTGATATTTGCTTTAAGTTGTCGAATAGCTTCGTCACTAAAATGAATAATGGTTAATATTGCTAGATATAAGCCCCACATGCTTGTCAAGGATTCTCACCTTAAAGAGGAGAGTATGATTATCCTTTGAACATACTCTCTGGCTTACTGAAAAATGTTATAGGACAGCCACGTCCCTGGATTTTACTTTGTACACTAGCTTTTTCTTCCTATACGGTACATGTCTTTGATTTCTCTGCACTAATACTTAGGTATAAACCTAACTATAAAAGAATTTCCAGAATACTATTTGCAACTATTATTCCTTCTATTGAGATATAGGTTTATTTATATGCGCTCCTAAGATATAAGCCCCACAAAGTTGACACTGATTCACACAGTGTAGAAATAGAGTAAGCGCATTAATATAGCTATGGAAAACACCACTATAAGCTATGCTAAGAGCTACGTACGATATGCCGTCTCATTTTCTCTTACTCTATTAACACTTAGAATATTACATCTGACCGTAATATATTACATTTGCCTGTGAAGCGCAAATAACTAAGAGAGATACTTATTGTTCAGTTAGTATTAGACTGTCAAGAACCTCATTAAGCCTATCGAGGTATAGCTTATTCCCATCTATACTTGCTTTTGGTTAGTTGCTACTAGATGTGCACTCACAGCGAACCTAACTGTGCATCTACCACGTGGATTCATAATCGGTCTTTACTTGTGCATAGTAAATAGGATTATGTTTTTCTTGACTCTGCATTCTGTCGGGCTTGTCACCGGCACTCGGCTGCATTAAGAAAAGAAGTATAATAATATAGTCCTTAGCGTTACCTAAGTCTTTATAAGGGCATACCTAACTTATATTATTATACTTTAATGTGGTTAAATTATGTTTCACAACATATGAGGATAATTTGCATTTCATAGAATAATTACTTTGCGGAAATATACTTATGCTTTAATTACAATATATCTGTTACTATTACGAGCCTAATCCTGTATCTCTATCTATAACATCATATTTTATATTCTGCATCAGAATAGCCATTATTGTATGCAATCTCTAAATCTGCTTTTCTTTTCCACTCTGTATTAACAAAGTATGCAGAACTACCTACTATATCAACAAATGGTTCTTCGTTTATTAGTATTGCATTTTCTCTGAAATTATCTATAGTCATATAGTCTTGTATTTCTGGCCATGTTACTATTTCAAATGTAGATTGAAGTAAGCTGTTTCTATCCATATGATTATTTTATTTAGTTAATGATTAAATTGCATTTTACACCTAAAACTTATAACTACGTAACGCATAGCCTGAATATTACACGTTCTCTATCAGTCCACAGAATTCACTGCTTCACACGGCAGCTGAGTACGCCCTTACGTCTGCCAACTATACTATTATAAGAAACTGGTGCCCTCAATGTCTTGGGATTGTTACACAACTCCGTAGCTTACGCTACTCCGAAGTTATTGAGTTTTTTAAAATAACAGACTATTCTTATTCCCGGTCTGTCAGCGGTAACACGTTGTCGGTCTCTGTGTTAATAAGGTAATGGTTGACCTCCTTGTGGTGCTTGCGTGAAGGTTGGTTGTTGACCTTGTGCTGTAGGAGCTGGAGCAGGTTGTACTACTTGACCTCCAACTATTTCAGGTTCTGGAGTAGTTGATATAAGCTGAGGAGCTTTATCTTCTTCAGCTGGTATACAATAAGCACTGAATGCTCTTTGCCCTACTTCTTCAGGAGAACCTCCACGTATCCATTGTTTTTCTCCGAATTCGTCAATGTAATATTGACAGAATATACGTAATGTGGTGTAAAGAATGGGTTTTCCACCTTTCGTTACGAGCGAACCAGCTTTGATTGCTTCTCTTGCTGGTCGATTTGCTGTTGCAGGTTGAGCTGGATGGTCTGACAGATGTTGTTTATAGAACTTCTGTGGTGGACACCAGTCAATCCAACATCCTGTTACATACTGTAATTCTTCAGGAATTGGTTGGTCTGTTTGTGCTGCTCCTCCATGTTGAATTGACAATAATGGGGTAAGCATGTTTACAATGGGTTGAATGAAACAAGTAAATGTTTGTGGTTCTTCCCAAATACACATTACATTCTGAAGCTTAGCAACTACATATTTAGTGCCTGCATTTTGCTTGCCTGCTTCAACTGTTTTGATTAACGGTTCGATTAATTTATAACGTGCCATGACATGATGCACTTAACCTGTACAGTGCTTAGGTTTTTGGTGATTTGTAAATTATAGCTATATATTACTTGATGAGGTAATACATTGAAAATGGGAGAAGTGGAAGATTTGGTGCGTGTGTTTACATATAAACAACTGCTTAATCCGAAGCCTTATTTTTTAACGGTCTTAGACCTCGGCTTGGTTTTTCATTAAGTTCTTACGTCGATGAAAACACTACATGAGTTCCTCTTTCACTTCTCCCAATGATTGGCAGCTGTGCCTGATTTGCTTCCTGTGCGCAGCCTTTGTGTTAATACTGAGTACTGTGTACTATGTGGTTACATACATTCACAATCCGCTACGTTCAAATAGTTCTACTTTCCTACGTAATTCCACATTAGTGTGTGCAAACACTGTATAGCTTTCTGCAACAGTAGCACTGTCATAATCATCAGGATGTGATATTACTTTGAATGACTCTTTAAGAGTAAGCCAATCCCACACGAATACCTTCCTATAAGGATAGAAAGACAACATAATAAGCCAATAGCCAATATACAATTTGATATTGTTAAGCATATTTATAAAGTTTTAGTTAATAATCAAACAAATAAGGGCTATTACAGCCCTTATATTAATCCCAATTGAACCATGCATCAGCATAATCTTCATCTGTATCAGATGGAGTAAACAAACAATCAGATAACATAATAAGTAAGATTTAGTTAATAATCCAATGATTGACAGTAGTAGCTGATTTGCTTTCTGTTGCATTTTCATAAGTAAACTCATCAAACCCTACCGGGGACTTCCCGATTTCTAACAGGGGTGGGGGATTTGTTTTATGGTAGTCCACACACGGGCATTTATACCTCTAAATTTTTTATAAAATTTGTTAAATTTTTGTAATTATTATTAATCAATGCGTTATAATAGTATGAACGTTGAGTATAAAATAATAGGTAATACTATTCCTTTTAGTAAGTCTATAGAGTTATATAAGAGATCTGCTTACATAGGACCTACAGATGATGGATGGTCTGAAATAGTAAAAGTAGATGAACAGTATTACGTGGTACAACAAGGTCTGCCAGAGTATGAAGGGCACGTATATATGATACCAGTAGAAATAATAGAAGATAAAATTTAACTAATATGAAACTAATAGAATCTAGCGTACAGATAATTGAGGAGAAAGATCCTTATAAGATGATAGAGTTAGCAGGGAGAACTTGTTATAAGAGTGAGAATAATATAACAGAACATAGTGCTAAAGAGTTCGTAGACCGCATGATCAAGTTAGGGCATGGAGCTATGCTAGAACACGGTACTATTTATCTTACTATTGCTAAGACAGCTATGAACATTGGAGATCCTATATTCTATATTAGAAATAAGTACTCTAAAGTAAATGAAGATGATTATTTCTATTATATAACTACTAATATGCGTGTTATAGTAGAGAATAATAGATTAGATGATTTACAATATCAAGTAGAGCCTACAGAGCATCATGAGATACGTATTACAGCGAAATTTATATGTGATAGAGGAGTAAGTCATGAGTTTGTAAGACATAGAGTATTTAGCTTTGCACAGGAGTCTCAAAGATATTGTAACTACTCTAAAGATAAATTTAATAATGAAATTACCTTTGTTATGCCTTCTTGGTGGAATTATAACAGTTCTATTATAGAATCTGGAGAAAGATATCTATGTGAGATACTACAGAAATGTGAAGACTATTATAAGTCATTACTGGACATGGGTTATAAACCACAAGAAGCAAGAGCTGTACTCCCTAATGCTACTAAAACAGAATTAGTAATGACAGGCTTTGAAAGTGATTGGGAAGGATTCTTTAGGCTCAGATGTAGTAAAGCAGCTCATCCTGATGCACAGAAGCTAGCTAATGAACTAAAGGAATTGTTAATAAATGTTAAAAATAATTAACATAATAGCGTTAAATAATCATAAATAATGTTAATAAATGTTAAAGAAAAGGTAACATAAATAGCATATTAGACGTTTATAGGGGAGTAAGAGGGGTTAGGCTACTAATACAGACTAATAAGTTCTATATCATAAGTAAGCCATACATAACTACTCTTACTCTAGATAAATTAATTATACTACTTTACTTAAGATAATACATATGAATAAAGAAACTAAAGTTGATAAAGCCTACTCTGGAAAGATAATATATCATGGTAATAAACCTTATCAGTTAGTACCTGAGTTGCATAAAGGTATGTGTGAAGGTTGTAGTTTATATCATAATAGTTGTCCTCCTAGAGTTACTAATTACTGTACTCAAGGTTATATACTTAAAAAGATTATACTATGGCAGAAATAAAAGCAGTAGAATATTACCCTTCAAACAAGGGTCTGAAGAATATTTACAGCAAGTTCCTAAAATTTGGTAGTACTGAAGACTTTGATAATTTAATTCTCTTTTATACCAATGACATAAGAGAAAAGGTGATAAACTCTTATATAGAAGACGGAGAGGATAAAGAGACAGCTCAATTCATAGTTGATTATTTTGAATATATTTATGGGAAGCGAGAAGAGCGGGAAGAAGAATGATTTCCAAGATGGTAAACTAAGATGGGATTTACTACCTTTAGAAGAGATTGAAGACATAGTAAAGCTTTATACAGCTGGTTCTATTAAGTATGGAGATAATAACTGGCAAGGCTTAGAAAATGGTTATCAACGTTATAAAGCAGCTATGTTAAGACACTTACTTGAGTATGAAAAGGGAAATAAGATTGATGAAGAAACTAAAGTAAATCATTTGGCTGCTGTAGCTTGGAATGCAATAGCTATGCTTTACTTAGATAAGCATGGAAAGGGAAAAGTAAATGACAATAAATGATCCAGAGTTGACAAAGATAATAAAGAATAAACTACCTATAGATATAAATGGTAAGCAGTTTATAGTAGAATCATCCAAAGGAGGTAAATGTGATGGTTGCTACTTTCAAAGTCAGTTAACTTGCCCAGTTAAAGCAGTTACTTACTGCACTTCTAATGGCGGTAATATACTTAAAATAAAGCAATAAAATAAGAACCTATGACTATACTTTACGTTATAGTATTAAACTAAGTTAAAGAATATGAACGAAGATAAAGTATTAGAAACAGTTTTAGAGAAACTTAATTATACCTTCTTAAAGGATGCATTGGTGAAGCCTTTAGACCCTATTATGGTTACTAAGGAAATTACAGAGCAAATTCCTACAGGGGAGAAGGATGAAGAAGGATATAATAAGTATGAAACAAAGACAGAAACAAAGGAAGTAGAATCTGAATGGGCTACTGGTATTGTTTTAGCCTTGCCATCTTCATATAAAGAAGATGAATTAAATATCGGAGATAAGGTAGTATATAATAAGAAATTTGCTAAAGACTTCGATCTATTCAAAAACAGTCAATTAGTCAAAACATACGATATAATCGCAATTTGTAAATAATCAATATTTATACATACATGAAATTTTTATTATAAATATTACAGATAAACCCTGGCTTCGGCTAGGGTTTTTCTTTATATATACCTTAAATGTTAACAAATGTTAAAAAGTATTAACAAATTTTTAACACAACCGTTTTATGTTTAGTAGAACAACAATGGCTATTAAAAGTAAAAATATGAAAAATTTAAAAGTAGTAAAAGAAGACGGATTCTTTAAGAAGGGTGATCTTCTTTCTTATAATGAAGAACTGGACGCATATACTCTTGATGTATACTGTGGTGATAAGTTTAGATCAGCAATGATAGATACTAATACTGCGGAAGAACTAGTAGAGAAAGAGATTATGGTAGAAGTAGATTCTACATCTGATACTGTTAAAGATACTATAGAGTTCTTAGAAGAGAAGATCAAAGAATATAAGCAGAATCTTAAAGAAAACCAGGAAAAATTTGAAAAAGGAGAATTACAACCCTGCGTTAAAGTAGAATCCGAAACAGTACTTTACAATTTAATTAAATTTGCAGATAACGTTAAAGCTAGACTAGAAAATGAATAAATTGGTTAAAGGAGTATCTAAAACCGATTTATATAATGAATTTCTAAGAAGCCTTAATGGTATCCTTAAACTTACTGATAGGGAGTTAGAACTATTATCTACATTTATACAAATAGATATAAATACTCCTAAACTCCCCAATATCAGTAAGAATGTAATTAGTACTGAGAATAGAAAGTATATCAGAAAAACCCTTGGTATTACTCCAGATAACTTAAGTAGATATATTACTAAATTTAAGAATTCTGGTATACTTGTAAAAGGTAAAATTGAGGATGAAGTAATAGTTAATAAGGCTTTAATACCAGAAGTAATCGGTGATAGAGTACAAATAACTATAATTTTAAGATTGAACAAAGATGAAAATACAATCAACAATGCTTGAGCCTGGATCTATTGTAGTTTGGAAAGATTATAGCTTACTTAAGAAGATTTGGTATAATATCTCAAGAAAGAATCTTCCTTATAATAAATTTACTCTTATTACTCAAAAAACAGAACTCTTAAGTATTAATGGTAATTTTGATAATGATACTGCTATATACGAACCTATACGTAAGTATAGTAAGTTAGAAGCAAATAAATTAGCCGTTATAACAGGTAGTTTACGTTATTCTAATAACTGGCTAGATATAGCTGACATTATTAATGTAATTAGACCAAATACTATAAGTAGCTCTATTACTTTAGATGAATGTAAGTATTACAGGAAAATAAATTTCAATGAAAAATCAACCAAGTATATATACTAAATTAAGTAATAGATATAATCTACCGTATCATGTTATTGAGGTAATATGCAATAGCCCATTTAGATTTGCTAATGAAGCTATTACAAATATGGAAGATAAAGCTATCAGATTCACATATTTAGGTAAAATTAAGTTAAAGAAGCAGTATGAAAAGAAAAATTGACAAATACGATCCTGTAGTTTATCCTAGATTACTTTGGGTTGCTACTGAAATTACAGATCTAGATAAGATGTTTGTATTCTGTAATATAAATGATTTTACTAAAGAGAATCCAGATACCTATAAAAATCTAGTAGAAGATTATGAAACAGGATGTACTAGTGCTATGACAATACCAGTAATACACAAGAATTCAGGAAGATCTGGTGTATTAGTACTTATTTTTGATCTAGATAGTGATGATTTATCAAATACTATACCTCATGAGGCAACACATGTTACAGATTATATATTCGATAGTCTTGGACTATCAGCAGATGTTTTCAGCAGAAATGAATGCTATGCTTATTTACTTGGTTGGGCAGCAAGTTGTATCAGTAGTAGCGTAATTAGATTTAATAAATAATGACAAAGAAAGAAAGTATAGCAATGTGGAATATAGAAAAAAGTAATACTGACAGTTCTATATTACCAAAGAAAATGAAGAAGCTATTTGATAAAGTAGAAGGACTGATACTATCTGGAGAACTTATGTATGATCAGTTTAGTGGAGATATGTTAGATGCTGTAACAGATATGATTATAGATAATACTAACAAAGGAGCTACACTTGATAGAGCAGATCAGATAGACTACTTATGTGATAAATTATATGAAAAATATACGCAGCAATATAACAACTCAGAGTCTGGAAAAGGAGATAGCGTAGTTTCAGAAGATACTACAAAAGTACAAGAATAATTCAGAGTATGTGAATCCAAATGTACCTTAGAAATTAGCTGAAAGTATACTATAGAGATTAAGTAAGGAATATTATTTAGGTTATAGAATTGACTAAAAATTAGACATTATGAATAAATACGTTTTAGATAAAAGAAAATCAATAATAAAATTAAATACTGATACATTAGATTTAAAATATATTGACACAGAATACGATATAGATTATATATGGGTTATTGATGAAGACGGTATTCTTATAAGATCTGGCAAAGAATATAAAGTAGAAAAAGGTGATGTAGTATTACTTATGTATCGTATTGGTAATGAAAAAGAAGGAGATTTAATTGTTATTAATAACAACGATTTGAACAATTACTTTGAACGTAAAAAGAAATTCTTAGAAGAAATGGAAAAGCAAAAATGTACTGAAAAAGTTTGTAGGGATTGTGATCTAAAATGTGAATGTACTTCAAATTATTAATATGGATAAACTGTTAATAAACAAATACGGCAATAAAGTTCTATATGATACTGAAACTAATGCCATTAAAAATACGCCTAGTGACTTTGATGTAAGAGATGCGTTCTTTGCTAAATAGTCTGGACAAGTAATTACTGATACTGAGGTAATAGATTATAATGAAGGAGACCTAATACTATGTTTTGTTAACTGGAATGGAGTAGATTATGATACTAAAGTAGTAGTATGCACCGATCTAGTAGCTAAAGATGACATTAGTAGATGGTTTGAAAGCTTAACTAAGAAAATAGAAGTTAATGAAACTATTTGACATTATAGGTGGTAAAGTAGTTATTCACTCAGATGCTTTAGGTATCCCATGCTTTAAAAAGGTATGGGATGCCGATAAGCCAGATAAAGAGCACGCCACTAAAGTAATTAGCTATATAGTGCTTATGAATAAATGGAATAGTCCGTATGTTCAGAGTATGGAAGCTGATAGTAGAGAGGAAAAGCTGAAAAAAGAAATATTTGGTGATGAAAACTACCAATTTACTGCTGAAGAGATTAGCTGTGAAAACGACTATAAAGCATTCTGTTATACTCGTACGCTGGAGATGCTTGATAATATGAGACTGAAATTAGATAGCATCAGTAAGTACTATAAAGAATCTCTTGACGATACTCTAGATGAGAAGAAAATTAAAGACTTATTAGCTGGTATGACCTCTGTAGGTAATGTACTTAAAAGTATTGATACTCTAGAGAATATGGTTAAGGCTGAAGAGGTAGCTATGGGTAAAGTTAAAGGTGATGCTAAGGTTAATCCTTACGAGTTGGTGAAATAATACATTAATTTATAACCTAAATTAAACAATACGTTTTAAGAATAAACTAAGCAAATTATGAAAACAAAATTGATTATTACGTTTGATTTGACTAAAGATGGCGCAGACTTCTGGGAACAAGTTAAAGAAGTAGACGCTGTATTATGTAAGGTAGTTGTTAAGAAGCCTTGGTATAAGAGACTATTTAGTTGGTTCTAAATACACTTGCCATACGTAGAGGCAATTAAAATATATCTACGTGCTCTGGCTTTTCGTATAACAGTAGTATACCGAGCTCTAACCTCGGGGGTGTCCGTGCAATTCGAGACAAGGCCGACCAATAAAATACCAGTCCTTTGAAATTATAATAGCAGAAGGAAACTTGTTGGATAGGTAGTTATCGTGAACAGGTAGTCTGGGGTAAACGTTAGCCCAGGTAAGGAGTACTAAACATAAGGCGTATAAACCTCAGCTTAAGAAACTGAGTTGCAGTCACTGGAAATCTCCTTATAAGTAGTTTATCAGAAAAACTGTAATGTAGTATATTCAAACTGCACGTTAAATATTAAAGGATTTGGGCGCAGAAGTGCGATCCGTACTGATAAACTACTTAAAAAATATTGAAGCTTTTGAGGAGCAACGTAACTTCCTAAGTCACTTACTATCTGATCAATAGTAAACACAGCTAATGAAGGACTGGATCGTAAGCCAGCGTGTTAAACAGGTGTCATGTATAAACCTGTGTACTGCGGATTGGTGAAAAGGTATCATTGGTGGCTCATAACCATCGGTTCCCGTTCGAGTCGTGGGTCCGCACTATATGTTAAACATGTTTTTTATTTTAATAAGTTGGGAAGGGGTTCGTTGTGAAACGCGCCCCTTTTTTTAAAACAAATATGGTAGACTTTAATAAAAAGATAGTAAATAGTAATAAATTTCGTTAGGCTTCAATATAGTTCCTAAATACAGGACAATACTGTCAGTATCCAGAAGGAACCACGGAATTTTACAAATTCTGGGATGAAGAAAGAGATAGATGTATTAATGGTTATACTGCTGATGATGGAGACTTTATCAGTGGATATAACTATTTTTATTTAAACTATTGTCCTATATCTAGAATAGTTAATCATATTACTACTGATAAGTTAGGTAATACAGTAGTAAAACGTGTTAATGAGGTTAGCTTCCCTGATTTTTGGGATTATGACTATTACTATTTTAATGCAGTATAGGAAGCAGAAGAAGTAGGTAAACATTTATGCTTATTAAAGTCACGTAGAAAGGGTTTCTCTTATAAAGGAGGAGCTATGGCTTGTCGTAACTATTACTTAATTCCCAATAGTAAAACATTTATATATGCATCAAATAAACAGTATTTGACTGATGATGGTATTCTTACTAAAGCATGGGACTATATGGACTTTATAGATAAAAATACAGCATGGGGTAAGAAGAGGTCTGTTAATACTTAGATGCGTAGACGTGCTGGATTCTATACTAAGGATGACTATGGAAATGTAATAGAAATGGGTTACAAATCAGAGATTATTGGTGTTACTTTGAAAGATAATCCGGATGTAGTTCGTGGTAAAAAAGCTAATCTTATTTTGTTTGAAGAGGGTGGTTCTTTCTCAGAATTAGGAGCAGCATGGCAAATTGCAAGACCATCAGTAGAAGTAGATGGTATAGCATTTGGTACTATGATTGTATGGGGAACAGGTGGTGACGAAGGAAGCGCTTTTGAAACTATGAAAGATATGTTTTATAATCCCGATGGTTACAATTGTTTAGGATTTGATAACATATGGGACGAAAGTGCTACTACTAATAAATGTGGATTCTTTGTACCTCAATATACTAATCTTGATATACGTGATAAAGAAGGTAAACGTATATACATGGATGAAGATGGTAATACATTTAGAAAGAAATCCTTAGAACACATATTAGCAGAAAGGCAAGTAGTAATATCTAATGCTACTAGTAATGCAGCAGTAGACCGTTATGTTGCAGAACGTCCTGTTACTCCAGCTGAAGCTATGCTAGAATTTAATGGCAATATATTCCCCAAAAAAGAATTATAGGAGCAGCTGTCATTACTTAGAACTAATAAGAAATTATAGAACCATAAGCAAGTAGGAGACTTAGTACAGTAGCCAGATGGTACTATTAAATGGATAATTAAAAAGACTGGTGATATAACTCATTATCCTTTAAGAACTAAAAGAGATGAAACTACAGGAGCACTTATAGGTGATGATCCTACTGGATCTATAGTGATATGGGAGCATCCCAATAAAGACGCTAGTCCTGGACTTTATATAGCGGGTATTGACTCATATGACTATGACGAATCGAGTACTACATCTTTAGGTTCTTGTTTCATATATAAACGTATTTAGTCCATAGAGCAATATTCAGATATTATAGTAGCTGAATATACAGGTAGACCTAAATCAGCAGAAGAATTTTATGAAAATGTAAGGAAATTATTATTATATTACAATGCTAGGGCAATGTATGAAAATCAAAATAAAGGAATATTTGTTTACTTTACCAATAAGCATTGTGATTATTTACTAGCTGACCAACCTGATATTATTAACGATATTGTTAGTAATTCTAAAGTAAATAGAAAAAAAGGTTGTCATATGAATAAACAGATCAAATAGTGGGGTTGGGGTCTTATAAAAGATTGGCTTAATGATATTAATGCTGATGGAAAGAAAAATCTATACAACATAATGTCAGAACCGCTATTAGAAGAGCTTATAGCTGCTAACGATGTAGTCAACGTGGATAGGGTAATGGCGTTGACACAAGTAATGATATATAGGGAACAGCTATATAATGTTAAAGTAAAAGAAGTAAAAAAAGAGAATAGAAATAGGGTACTATTTGATGGCCCTATATTCACTCAACAGTGGTTTCGTGACGACGAAATGGCTGATAATATAGAAGCATATATGTTTTAATTATGAGAAATATTAATCAATTTCCCTTATAGAGACTACCTATGTCTAAAAAGACTCAAGACTGGAAAGAAGCCTGTGTAGATTACATAGCTGGACACAGTCAAGGTAGTTCTAGAGATGGTAACAATAGAAGCCGTAAAGAGGAAATGTAGACTTACTATGATCTATACAATAGTATATATAGTGAAAAAGATCTTAAGTACGTTACTAATCCATTCAAACAACAGGATGGATTTCCAGCTATGGCTCAAGACTATAATATAATAAAGCCAAAGATTGATTTACTTTTAGGAGAAGAAACTAAAAGACCATTTAACTTCAGAGTAGTACATACTAGTGATATAGCTACTAGTGAAATATAGGACAAAGCTAAACAAATGATTATTGACTATATTCAAGCAACAATCATGAGTAAACTAGGCCCTGAAGAACAAGCTAGATATCAAGAAGCATTACAGTCTGGAGAAATAATGACTCCAGAATAGATACAAAAGTATCTCAGTAAAGACTATAAAGATATTGCGGAAATAACTGCATATCACAGCCTTAATTATTTAAAGAATAAGTTAAATATTACTCATGAATTCTTTAAAGGATGGAAAGATGCGCTAATAGGAGGAGAAGAAATATACTATGTAGGTATAGTAAATGGAGAACCTTGTTTGCAACGCATCAATCCAATATACTTTGATTATGATTCAGATACTTCTGACTTAGAGTTTATACATGAAGCCCAATGGTGCTGTTATGAGATGATTATGTCTCTTACTGAAGTATATGACAGATTGTATGATAAGATGTCTGAAAAGCAATTAAATGAGCTACTAGATATGATGGACGATCGCTCTAAGGGTGGTGTAACTCCAGAAGTAAGAAAAACATCTTTAGACTATCCTCATATTAAAACTCACAGCATAAATGGCTTCAGTTCCAATCCTTTTGAAGAAGCTGATAATATACATGTATGGCATTGTTGTTGGAAGTCTTTAAAGAAGATAGGTTTTGTTAATATAATCAATCCTGAAACAGGTATGCCAGAAGAGTATCAAGTAGATGAAACCTATAAAGAAACAGGTAATGAACTTGATGTTGAATGGAAATGGATTATAGAAGTATGGGAAGGATATAGAATAGGACAAGATCTATATGTTGGTATATAGCCTGTTGAGTACTAGCATATATCTGCTGATAATCCTAATGCTCAAAGATTACCATATACTGGAGTAATATATAACAATACTAATAGTAGACCACGTAGTCTTGTTAGTATGATGAAGCCACTACAATATATGTATATTGTACTATGGTATCGTCTTGAATTAGCTATGGCTAGAGATAAGGGTAAAGTAGTTACTATGGACATTACTTAGATACCTAAGTCTATGAATATAGATGTAGCTAAGTGGATGCATTATTTATCAGCCCTTGGAGTTAACTTTGTAAATCCTTATGAAGAAGGTTGGGATATTCCAGGTAGAGAAGGTGGTAAGCCTAGTCAGTTCAATTAGATATCAGCGCTTGATCTTACTATGGCTAATACTATAGACTAGTATATTAATCTAATGGATAAGATAGAATCTATGTTATCTGAAATATCCGGAGTAAGTAAACAAAGAGAAGGTTCTATTTCATCTAATGAATTAGTAGGTAATGTAGAAAGATCTGTAGTATAGTCAGCTCATATTACTGAACCTTGGTTTTGGGTTCATAATTAGGTAAAAAAAGAATGTTTAACTATGTTATTAGACACAGCTAAACATGCTTGGAAAGATAACAAGACTAGTATACAGTACGTATTAGATGATGCTACTAGAGCATTTTTAACTTTATCAGATGATTTCTTCTATGAAGATATGGATATATTTGTAGAAGATACTACTAAGAATCAACAGCAGATAGAAGCTCTTAAGAACTTAATGCAACCTGCTATGCAAAATGGAGCTAGTTTACTTGATATAGCTGAGATTATTACTATGGATAATGTCACTATGATTAGAAGTAAATTAGAAGAAATAGAGCAGAAGAGAATGGAATAGCAATAGGCTATGGAACAAGCTCAAGCAGAACGTGAACAGCAAATGGCTCAAATTCAGAATGAAATTAAAGAAGAAGAGCTTATGCTTAAGGAAGCTGAAATGGATCTTAAGAAATATGAAATTGATTCTAATAATGCTACTAAGATTACTGTTGCTCAATTAAATGCTTATAGAGGTGCTGAAAACATGGATCAAGACGGATCAGGAGTACCTGATGTAATTGAAATAGGTAAACAAGCTATTGAACAACAAAAGGTAAATTCTGATATTGCTTCTAAACAATTTGAGTTCAATAATAAGAAGCGTGAAATGGAAATGAAACGTGAAATTGAGAATAAGAAGATTGAACTCGAAAGATAGAAAATGAAACAGGCTATGGATTTATAGAAGTAGAAAGACAAAGCTGCTATGGAACGTGAACAATTAAAAGCACGTACTGCAAAACAGAATAAAGTAGTAGGAGAGAAGTAATATGAATAAATTGAAGAAATTTGGTCTGTATTTATGGCAATTACCACAGAATATAATAGGTAAAATATTATTTATTTTATACTCTGGAACTATTATAAACATAGACGATAACGCCAAAGTAAAAGTATCACCTAATATGAAGGGAGGAATTACACTTGGCAAATACATAGTAGTACATAATCATAAGTATATCAAACATGAATATGGACATACTATACAGAGTAAATATCTAGGTCCATTATACTTGTTAGTAATAGGTTTACCATCTATACTTCATGCAGCTGTACACAAACTGTGGTGTAAAAATGATGACTATTATCATTTCTATACAGAAAAATGGGCTAACAAATTAAGTGATAAATATTATAAAAATTAAGGAGGAATAGATTATGGCATGCGGAAAAGGCGGAAAGAAATCCGGTGGTAAAAAAGGTAAAGGTGGTAAATGATAAGATAAAATTTTATGGACAAGAATGAAACTATAAAATATCTTTAGGAAAAATACCCTGAAGATCTTAATGATAACTATAATTGTTATTGGTGGTATACTTGCGATTTAGATGGAAATGGTTTAAAGTATCATTTGCTATTACGTGATAAGATAGCAAGGGTAGATGAAAAACCATTGATATCTCTTAGAGCTCATTCTTCTGATCCTAAAAATCTTATTAATTTATTAGAGTTATATTTAGAAACATGTGAATATTAACATGGATAAACAAGCATTTAAATAGAGAATGCAAAACCTAAAGTCTTACCGGGAAAACAATCCCGGTAAAGGCTATTGGGATTGGAGGAATAGTTTACCTGATAATCTTAAGTATACAGATGATACTGAATATAATATGCGAGGAGCATATGAATCAGGAGCTTAGCCTATTTTAGAAAATGACGGATTTTATCATTTACCTACTAGAAATCCTCAAACCGGAGAAATATTAAAAGCATCTTTACATCCTACATTCTGGAAAGGATTAGCAGAAGATGCTAAAATAGGTTACAATGCTTACTTTATTGGAGATAAAGTATATACTAAATCAAAAGAAGAAGGTCCTATAGACGTGTATGCAGATGGAGGTGAAGTAACTCGTAAATCATTGAAAGATATACGAAAAGAATCAATTGTAGAAGGCAAATTGGATTATGATGTAATGTTGTAGAATCAAAATGCTTACTAGAAAGAATTTGCTACTAATTGGTATAAAGAAAGAGCTAAAAATCCAAAATATAGTTCTCAATTAGGAGATGGTAAGTTAGATAAGATACTTTCAGATATAGATAAAGCTACTTGGAAGAATCCTACAGAAGCTATGAGAGATAACTTAATTTCACAGGGTTATACTCCAACAGATCAGAATATTAAATCTCAGTTACAAGCTATTAATGCTAAAGGTACTAAAGGATTTGCAGTACCGAGTATGTATTCATATTATGGAGCACCTAGAAATACATGGCACGAAGGTGTAGGTCACATAGTAGGAGATAACAATCCAGCTATTTTAGATTCTACTCCAAATATAAATATACCTAGTAATGATCCTTAGTATTCTGATTATGTAAATCAAGCTAATGAGAAACATGCATAGACTTGGGATTTTAGAGGTAAGAATTAGACTTTAAAGGACGATACTGGTAATTACTATATTGATCCTAATAGGCAACTTAGCTCTGATGATATATAGGAAATGATAGATAAAGGTGCTGCAATTCCTGATCAATGGAAAGATCTTACTACTCAGGATATATCAGATCTAACTAATACTTTCGCTTATAATTATGCAGAAGGAGGTGAAGTAGGTAATCCGGATGATGACTTTACTAAAGCTATTAATACTAAATTAGGTAGAACTCCCGATGGTAGACCTAAAGAGCAAGGACTTAAACCTGTATTTGATCTAGAAAATGCTGCTAATATAACCCCTATAGGAGATGCGTTATCTGCTAGAGATGTGTATAATGCTGTTACAGAAAAAGATTGGACTGGAGCTGGTTTAGCTGCATTGGGAATATTACCATTTATACCAAGTGGATTACGTCAGTTAAAACCAACTGCAAGATATATACCATCAGTTAGTAGAAGTAGAGAATAGGATCTGCTTAATGCTGCATTTGACAACATCAAATAGAAAAGAGAGTATTTATCTGATGTAGCTAATGAACGTAATAGAGTACTCGAAAGTGTAAACGATTATGCTCATAGAGTTAGAGCTGAAAAAGCAGATCAAATGTTTGGAACAAATTATAGTGATACTTATAAGCTTTTATCTGATTTGTACGAACATAAGTTCTTCAGTTTGCCAGAAGTATAGGGGATAGATATGAAAGAAATTGGTAAAATGCAGGCTAAGGATTAGGCTAATAAAAACTTTATTAAAACAGGTATAGGTGCTGGACCAGAAGATTTTGATTTTCTTGTAAATCCATACAGACCTATGGCAGCAGATGAACTAGCTAGACATGAATTAAATCATTATACAGATTTCATAATTAGTAGAAATAGAGATACTTCTACAAATAATAATATGCTTAAACAACTTGAAGCATCTTTAAAGAAAACTAATGATGTAAAGGATGATTATTTTAAGTTGGGTACAGAATAGAAAGCTTACATGAATTAGTTAAGAACAAGAATGTATAATGATAAAGCTATTAGTAGTTTAGAAGAACCTGTATCTACTGCTTTAATTAAGAAATATATGGATTCTTTAGGTGATAAAGATTCTATTAAAAGAGCTTATAAACAACATAAGAGCTTATCTGCATATACTAAATGGTTTAATTCTATACCTTTGTTAGGTATAGGAGCAATTGGAGTAAATAAATATTTCAATAATGGAATTGAACAAGAAAAATAAATTCGCTGAGAATGTAAAAAATAAAATCTTGAATTTACAAGAAGTAATTGAAAAAGGCAAACGCTGGAAATAGTTTATGGAAGACTATGTATCTATGAAATATGGATACATTGATCCTAATCCGGATTTATATTACACTACAGAATAGTTTGCTATTTTAGATAAGTGGGAGTAGAATTCTTATTTTACTAATGACGAAAAGGATTTTATTATAAACTATTTAATAGATTGTTTGGTAGAAAATCAGCCATTTGATTGTTCTAGTCTAGGACCTAATAAATACTTAAATGAATGATCTAATAGACTATACAGGCATTATGCCGGTTTATCCCATACCTTCATATAAGTATGGTGGTATTCACATTAAGAAAAAGAATAGAGGTAAGTTTAACGCTCTAAAGAAAAGAACTGGTAAAACTACTGAGGAACTTACGCATAGTAAGAATCCTTTAACACGTAAAAGAGCAATATTCGCTTAGAACGCTAGACGTTGGAAACATAAAGGAAGAAAGAAAAACAATTAATCTAATTATATATAATTATGGATAATAACACATTGAACGGCTTTGAAGTATTTGAAGAATTCATGCCAGGTAGTGTAGTAAATAACAATACATCTATTAATGATAGCGATATTATAGATGGAGCAAGTGAAGAATTAACAGAAGAGGAATTAGAAGCTCTTACTAAAAAAGGTAAAGGTAGCTCTAATGACGATAAGGATGCTAAACAGGATAAAAAAGAAGACAAAGACAATAAATAGGATCCTGATGATGATTCTTCTAAGGATGATAAAGATAACAAGAATGATAAAGTAGATGATGATACTGTAATTGATACAGATAATCAGGCAGATGATGATACTGAAGATAACGCTGTAGCTACATTCTTTGAAGCTTTATCAGATAAAATGGGTTGGGAATTAGATGAGGGTGAAGAAATACCTCAAACTCCTGAAGAATTAGTAGAGTACTTCCAGGAAGTAATTGAAGAGAATTCAGTACCACAGTATGCTAGTGAAGAAGTAGAGGCACTAGATAAATTTGTTAAAAATGGTGGTAACTTGAAAGATTATTTCCAAATTGATGGAGAGCTAGATCTAGAAGATTTTGAGATTGAAGACAATGAAGTAAATCAGAAATTAGTTATTAAGGAATTCCTTAAAGAAAAAGGGTTTAGTAGTAAGCAAATAGATAAGAAGCTTACTAAATATGAAGATGCTGGTTTACTTGAGGATGAAGCTACAGATGCATTAGAAGCTCTCAGAGACATTAGAGAGTAGAAGAAACAACAGCTATTAGAACAGCAAGAAAAGAGTGCTAACGAGCTTAAAAAGCGTCAACAGGAGTATTTTAACTCCGTTGTGACAGAAATAAAGGGCATGGATAATATTCGTGGAATTAAAATACCTCAAAAAGATAAATAGGCATTATTAGAATATATATTCAAACCCACAGCTGATGGAAAGACTCAGTATCAGAAAGACTATTCCAAAAGCGTGAAAAACTTACTCGAGTCTGCCTACTTTACTATGAAGGGTGATACTTTACTAAAGGCAGCAAAGAGTGAAGGCTCTACTGCGGCTATTAATAAATTTAAAAATAGCTTAAGTAAAACAGGAGTAAGTAGAAAGACTAGAAGACAGGATAACACTAGCACTGAGTCTATGTGGGATTCTTTTGCACGACAATTGCGTGTAGATTAAATAACAACTAAATTATAATTTACTAATATTTTATGGATAATAATATTCTTAATAACTTAGTTCTGTACAAAGGTAAGCGTTTCTCTGACCTGATTGATACGAATAAGATTTCAGCAGCTTCGCAATAGAATCCGTATCAGGTTGCTACTGTATTGTCTTATGTATTTGGAACTAAAGATAATGGTTACAATACTTCCCTTGACATGCTGACTGGCGGTCTTGGTAACGTAATGACTATTGATAAGCCGAACTGGGAGTGGAATGTAATGATTGATGCGGATAGAGCTATTACCATTAGAGATGCTAAATGGAATGGTGCTGCTATTGAAGACAATACTACAGCTGGTTTAGGTAATACTCCGATCTACTTGTGGTTAGAAGAGAATTATTTTGGTCCCACGGCTATTCTTGAACTTGATAATAAAGATTATCAGTTGCGTGTTGCTGGTGCTCCGTATCAGGATGGTAATTTGTGGGTTTATACTTGCTTTATTGCAGATGGTAATCCTACTTCATATATACCTGCTAAATATTTGAAAGCTGGTTCTCAAGTATCTCGTCTTGCTTCTGCCGTTGAGGAATACAGTGAAGAAGGTGATATCCTGAACTATAGTACTCACTTTAAGATGCGTAACTACCTGACTACTATTCGTATTAATTACGATATTACAGGTTCTGCTTACTCTACAGTAATGGCTATTGCATTGCAAGATCCTAAGACTGGTAAGAAATCTTATTTGTGGGCTGACTATCAGGAATGGCTAGCTTTGCGTGAGTGGTATAAGAGATGCGAACGTATGCTTGTTTACATGAAATCTAATGTAAATAAGGATGGTTCTTGTAACTTGAAGGGTACTAATGGTCGTCCGGTATTTATTGGTGCTGGTTTGCTGGAACAGATTGCTCCGTCTAACAAGCGTATGTATACTAGATTGACAGCTGAATTGCTTGAAGATTTCTTGTTTGACCTGTCTTATAATGTACTTGGTACTAACGAACGTAAGTTTGTTGCTTTGACTGGTGAAATGGGTATGCGTGAATTTGATCGTATTTTGAAGGAAAAGGTAGCTACTATGAACCTTATGGATACTGTATTTGTAACTGGTTCTGGTGATAACCTGAAGTTTGGCGGTCAGTTCAAGACTTATCAGATGACTAACGGTATTGAGCTTACTTTGAAGTATTTCCCGTTGTATGATGATACTACTTATAATCGTCAGTTGCATCCGGTTACTCTGAAACCTCTGGAATCATATCGTATGACATTCCTTGATCTGGGTCGTCGTGATGGTGAAGCCAATATCGTTAAGGTAGTTCGTAAAGATCGTGAATTCGTAACTTGGTATACTGGTGGTGCTGTAGCTCCGTCTGGTTATGCTAACTCTAAGAATACACTGAGATCTAACGGTAAGGATGGTTACACTGTGTTCTTCCTTGGAGAAATGGGAATAATGTTAAGGGACCCGCGTGCGTGTGGAGAATTAGTCATGGAGGCAGAGGACTAAATAAGTTCAAATAATTAGTAACCTTTTATGGAAACTGACGTTATATATCATATAAATAACTAAAAACTATTATATGAAAAGTAACGAAGTATACAAAATCACCAATAAGATTACTAATAAGATTTATATAGGCATAACAAATCAAGGTTCAGGTGCGAGATATCGCCATCATTGGTATGAATCTCGCATCGGAGAACCTTCTCCAATTCATCGTTCTATGGCAAAATATGGTGAAGATAATTTCACTTTAGAAATAATTGATTTTGCTGATACATATGATGAACTAAAAGAAAAAGAAAAATACTGGATAAAACAGTATAACTCTACAGATAGAAATATAGGATACAATCTTACGGAAGGCGGAGATGGTACATTTGGTAGAACGCATTCTGAGGAAACTAAAGAAAAAATTCGCCAAAAAGCATTAGGTAGAAAAATTTCTGAAGAAACTAGAAAAAAGATGTCTGAAGCTAGAAAAGGAGTTGTATCTGAAAAAAAGAAAGCTCATGTTCAGAGCTTAATAGAGAACAGTAAAAAGAAAGTTATTGCAGAAAACGCTGACACCAAAAGTACTATAAAATTTTCCTCAATGAAAGAATGCTGTAAATTCTTCAAAATAGATTCAAACACTTTAAGAAAATACTGCAATTCTGAAAATCATTTCTGCAAAAAATGTAATACTTTCTTTTACATAGTAGAAGAACTAACTGAACAATCTAATTAATTAATTATGGAAGTAATCGTTAGAATAATTAAAACAAACCCTTGGACTGGTATTACTAAATGGTCTACATGTTATGACTATATCAGTTCATACTGGACACGTTCTGGTAATTTATATACTGGCTTAAATGCAGAAGATGCGGCCAGATTAGAAAAAGAAATTGGTTATGCAGAAGGATAGCTTTCACCTGGCAGCAAATTTTGGGATACATTTGCTATTAAAATTGGTAGGAAAGATCTAATTCTGGATACAGACAGACCTGAAGATGAGCTTAAATATTTGTTTTTGAAAAAGCATAAGAGAGTAGCAGATGGATTGAATAATGTTACATCTTCTACTGATTATGTTATTATCAATAAAGATAGCGAAGCTAAAGAAGTTAATAAGATTAACAAAATCAAACGTGAAGCATATAGAGAAATGGATAAGATGTCTATTGAAGATATGCGCAAGTGCCTTAGACTATATGGTATCAAATCTGATACATTGTCTAATGAAATGGTTGAAGCTAAGCTAAGTGAACAGATTGAAGCTGCACCTGATAAGTTTATAATGAAATGGGTAAATAACCCAAATAAAGAAATTAACTTTGTCATTGAAGAAGCTATTGCTAAAAATATTATTCGTAAGAATAGAACTCAATACTTCTTTGGTACAGATCTGATTGGTAATGGTATTGATGATGTTATTGTTTACTTACAAGATAAGAAAAACCAAGACATTAAATTAGCCATTATGAATGAAATTAAATCCAAATAATGAAAATATCTGATTTACATAAGGCATTTAAGGTTCTCATGGATAAGAATTCAGAGGCAGTTGCTTTTGGTGGCTGCCCTGCATTCCTTCCTGAAGAAATAGATCTATTTCTTAATTAGGCATATATAGAAGTAATATGTAACAAATACACGGGCAATAATACTCTAAAAGTAGGGTTTGAAGGTGCTGTTAAACGTATTGCTGATCTATAGAAATTAATTAAGACAGATGCTACATAGGCATTAGTATATCCTTATGCACATTCTAATGTGCTTACTTTATCTAATTTCTTTAATGATGGAGAACAGCTTAAAAGAATGTTTTATGTAGACTGTGTGCTTCATTTCAATGGTGAAGCAGCAGTATGTTCATTAACGGATCATGAAAAAGCTAAGGGGTTTTTACAGACATATAACAATATACCTTGGATTGAAACTCCTATAGCAGTATTAGAAGACAATACTTTAAAGATCTATATAGACCCTATACGTATGTCTTCTGAATCCTATACAGCGGATATTACTTATATTAAGTATCCTGAAAATATTAGTTATAAAGATTATAACAAAGATATTACTGAAGTACCCGATTATGTACTTAATGAAGTAATAGATAGAGCTGTAGAAATTGCTCTAGAGACTATAGAGTCATAGAGAACACAAACTAAAGTACAACTTGATAGCTTAAATGAATAATGAGCCCTAGAGAATTACAAATAGAAGTAGAGAGACGATTACAGTTAATCAATCCTGAATTATCTTTAGCTGGCAAATTACCATCTGATACTATAATATCATTCATTAATGAAGCTATTGACAAATTCTGGAAGACACGCTATTCTGGTCTTAATTATAAACAAAGAGGTTTTGAATAGGACCAAAAGCGCACTGACGACTTACGTACTCTAGTTACTAAGCACACTTATAAAGATACAGACATTTCTAAAATAAACCAAGTGGAATACACAGTTACCTTGCCTGATGATTATGTAATATTATTAGGAGATACAGCAGGTATATCTCCGGCAGATGGTGTAATAAATAATTGCTGGGAGAAAGATGCTTTAGGTAACTACAAAATAAAGTATAGTGATACTATAGAAGGTACTATTGAAACAGTAGATAGAATTAAAGAAAATTCCTTATCAGAGTATCATCTAAAGTACACTAAAGCTAAACCAATAAGACTGATATAGGATAATACAATTACTTTGTACACAGATGGTTAGTATAAAGTATCTGAATATACTATAGAGTACTTAAAGAAACCAAGTAAGGTAGACCTTAAAACTAATCCTACTGATGAGTATACAGACTTACCTAGCCATACTCATATGGAAGTAGTTAAATTGGCAGTTTAGTTAATACTGGCTACTTTACCAAATTATAATGTATATTCTAATGAAGTAAATTCAATGGAATAACATTAACAGAAAGCGCTTATTGACGTGGAAATTAAACTTTTAAACAAGTTAGGAAAGTAGAAAGTAAGCGAAAATAGACAGAAGCGCTTAATATGTCTAATTTAAAATAAATAATTTATATGATAACTTCAGTTCATACCGTACTTATCGGTACTAAATGCCCTGCTAGCTATACTACTGCTGATGCTTTGAATGCTGGTGAAGTAGCTTTGTTTGATCAGAATAGAGCTATTCTTAAAACTGCCGCTGAAGCTGCTAAAGCTAGTTCACTTTATGTTGGTGTAGCAGGTCCGAAAATTAATGTTACCATGCCTAACGGTACGGTTGCTTAGAAAGCTAATATTGAATTTTCTAATGAAATTCAAAAGAGCTCTAAACCGTCTGCTGTAATTGGTGCTAATGTAGAACCTACTCAGGATAAAGTAGTAGTTACTTTGACTAATGCTACTGTAGTAGCTGGTCACAGATATGTACTTCGTGTTCTGTATAAGGATATTGAAGCTAATAACTTCCAATTTACTCATACTTACGAAGTATATGCTGAATCAAATGAAGCACAGAAATTGGCAGAAGCTTTTGTGAAGAAGATTAACGCTCACAAGAATCGTCGTATTCAGGCTCAAAATGCTGAAGCTGTTCTTACTTTAACTGCAATGGTTAAGGATGATAACGAAGGCGTTTATTCATTGAATGAATACTCAGTAGTAGATATGGAAGTATCTCTGTATCATACTATTCCCGGTGCTTTGCTTGCTAATCAGCCAGAAGCTGTAGCTGGTGCTACTATTGTTAAGACTCCTGGTAATCCTGGTAGAGGTTTCTGGAAACAGGTTCGTGATGCAGAAGTACGTTACATGGGTTATAAAGGTCATGTATTTACTGGTGCATATCCTGAAGTAGAACAAGCTCGTAAAGTAGTAGAGGGTACTAAATACGATTGTGCAGTAATTGAAAATGACAATCTGTATCTTAGCAATGATAATCAGTATATTAAGACTACTCCGTTGACTACGGAAGTATACTGTCCTAGTATGGTTAATTCTATCGTTGATAAAGGTATTCAGTCATTTATCAAAGGTGAAACTGTAGCATAATAAAAACAGTGTTTCAGTGTGCTGACAAGGGCTATGGGGCTAAATAGCCCTGTAGCCTTTTTTTATTTAAAAGTATTAATATGAAGATAACTGGTATAACAATAGTAAAACACAACATAGTAGTAGAATTAGATACAAAGATACCTGATTCAGTAGATTCTAATTTGTATTTATACATAGACACACTGAATAACTATTCTAACAGGAGTTCAGTAAATCCTGATAAGCATTCATATAGATTATTAGTATTAGGTACAGACTATAGCTCTGATGTAAAGATTGACGAATAGAGATTATCTATAGTAATAGATTCTAATAAATTAGAAAATATGTGTATGAGTGCGTTTATTGCTACTATAGATAATTCAAGTCAATTCTTTTTCAATCAAGCTGATATATATTATAAAGAAGTAGAATTACTATGTAAGAACTGTAGTACTTGTTTAGATGATCAGCAAATAGATAGAATGATATTGTTTTTATTGAAACAAGATCTGTTAAGTTACGCTATCAATAATAACTTAATAGACGATGCAGTACAGTATTATACAGATATAGCTAGAATGCTAAATATATGTTTAGATACTAAAACTACATTCTACAATAACCACGATTGCTTTGCTTGTAATAAAACTTGTAGAAACGGAGTTTGTTCATTATGCTAATAGATGATATATATAGAATAGGTAAAGAGTATAACTTAAAAGTTAAGTACAACTCTAATCAAGGTATACCTTGTATACGTAAATGGGTTTGTGCTAATCATATTGCTCGTCTATTAGAAAGTGATTTAAAGTTTACAGATGAACAAATAGATTGTCTTAGAGCATTGATAAGCAAGTTAGTACATCCTTTGGATGAAATGTGGAAGGATACTTCAGAAACTGATGATAAAGCAATACTGCTAGAACAAAGTTTAGGAGTAGATTTAGGTATAAAAACATTCTATGACGAACTTTTAATTTGTGAAAAATGACTCCATTAGAAGAACAAGTACAGAAAAATACCACATCTATTAAGACTATATCAGATAGTCTAATATAGTATGCTAAAGATACAGACTTAGATAAGTCTAATGAGAATATATCAGCTAATACATCTGATATAGAAGAATTACGTAATAATATAGGCAGTCTACAAACTCAAATTAATCTATAGAATCGTATTGAGTAGATGAAGGATACTAATATAGTAGATGCTGCTAAATTAGACTTACTTTAGTATGATGGTAAAAGATGGTCAAATATTGCTGCTAATAAGGTAGTAACTGGCTTACTTGGTAAATTAGTTGATTTACAAGATGTATCTATTAATAATTTACGTAATGACAATGCATTAGCATGGGATAGTGAATTATAGAAGTGGACTAATAAGAACCTGAATACAGAGATATATGATGATGTATTCTTAAGTAAGATTAAACCTGATTCTACTGCTTATGAAGTGTGGTTTAAAGAATCAGCAATATTTGGTCAAGAAGGTTTTGCATCAGGTCTTACAGGATTTGGTGGTAAGATTGACAGATATGGTCATGCTGAATTTGATAGTCTTACTTTACGTAGATTCCTTGAAGTACCTGAATTGAGATATAATCGTGTAGAGATTCAATTAGGAGATAAGTGGAATGCTCCTGGCGCAGGTGTAATAGAAAGTGTAGAACAAACAGATGAATATTCAGGTGTTATTACACTGAAACTAGAAGAAGGAGAATACGGGGCTGTATCAATGGGTGACTTATGTATGGGTATATATCATTCAGAGAAGACAGATGAAAATGCTGAACACGATGAAGATGATGGTAGAGGTAATAGAAAGTTTGCGGGTTTCTATACTGTTTACTTTGAAGTTACTAACATACTAGATGCACAAAATAAGAAATTTGGTTACAAGCTTAGGCCAGTAGATGATTATTGGAATATGACGTTTCACCCATGTGCTCAAATGAACTTTGTTGCATATGGTAATAAAACTAATGTAGATCGCCAAACATCTTGTTACTCAACTCGTACTTATACACGTTACTTAGTAAACTAGAACACTTGGGATTAGAGAGCTAAAAACATTGCAATGCAATTTGGTAATCTTGACAATCTCAATATGTTTGGTTACGATATGAGAGGATATTCAGCATATCTTAATTCAGTATACTTTACTGGTACTATTACTCAAGTAAAACCAAATGGAGAAGAGATAAGATATGCTAATGATAGAGGTCCTTGGGAACCAGATACTCATTATGACTACTATGATAGAGTAAGTGTATTAGGTTACTTATGGTTATGCGTTAATATAAATGGTACTGATACTAAACCTAGTGATAGTAATCCAGATTGGTTAATGCAGGTATCTAAAGGTGATACAGGAGAAGGTTTAATAGTACGTAGGTCTGAATGGTGGCCTGGTAGACTATATTGCAATGAAAGTGAAGTATCTCCAACAGTACAACCATTGAGGTACTTAGATATTGCTTTAATTAAAGATTTAGGAACTTCTACAGGTTATAAAGCATACAAATGTATATCTACTATAGATAGAGGTCACGGACAAGGCAAACACTTATCTTCTAGTGATAACAAGCCTGGTACTCCCGGTGGAGTTGAATATTGGGAAGAATTAGCTCAGAATGTAGCTAGTATTTATACTGATTTGATTATAGCTAAAAATGCTAAATTAGACTTTATTACTGGTAACTCATTAAGAGTTGGTTATCAAACTGGTAATACTACTAATGATTTTCATGTAGTAGCAGGTATTACTGGTGAAGGTGGTAATGATAACAATTCTGTTCGTATATGGGCCGGTACTACTGAAGAAAATAGATCCAAAGCTCCATTTTTAGTTAGACAAGATGGTAGAATGGTAGCTAATAACGCATCCATAAGGGGAGAAATAGAAGCATTATCTGGTACTATTTAGTCACTTGAAATTACAGGTGTGCTATTTGGTGGTACAGAGACAAACGGAATGAAGCTGTTCTCTAGTTATATAAAGTTTAAGGAAGGTGAAAGAGAAGCATTAATAGGTACTCCTAATTCTTTAGGTTATTCATACTTTGGTTCTTTTAAAAGTAATGCTAATGATTTTAGTACTGCATAGATAAATGATGGTCTGTACTTTGATATTACTGGTAGTTTAATTCGTAATATGGCAATATACGGCTTTGGAAGTTTGTCATTACATGGGGATGTAGTAGGTTATAAACTTGCTTATGCTACAGATCCTACTGAAAACTAGATACTGTATCAATAGTATTCAAGGACTATATTTATAGGTAGTAGCGTTAGACGTATGTGGTATGGATTACCACATCTTGATAGCGTAAAAACAAAGTTAGCCATACAAACTGTTGAATGGGCCGTTCCTGTAACATTTGTTTATAACCCACGTAGTAATCCAAAAGAATGCAATATATGGGGTAGAGGAAATAATGACAGTGATCCTAATAGACCTATATTATATGATAATAATGGTAATAGAATAGAATAGATTACTGTGAATGTAGGAGATGTTATGGATTTTCTATTAGTATATTCACAAAACAAATATTATGCAATACTTAGAAGTAGATCTATTTAATTATGAAAATAAATTTTGCACAACTGGAAGTATACACTGACATCCAAAAAACAAATAAAATTTGTATGGATGCGAGACAACAATTAGGTGAATTGATTTATGAAGTAGGTAGTGGTATTAAAGCTCATTCGTTAGCTTTAAAGATATATAATTCTGAAGATGAGCTAGAATATACAGATGAAGAAATGCAAATTATTATGCAATTTGTAAATCAATACTGTAAACCTGCAATTATAGATGCTATTAATGCATTAAAAACAGAATAAGTAATATGATTACAAAAGGAATTAGAATAAGTCAGTTAGTCGAAAGGAAAGATCTCAATGGTAAAGAAATAATTCCTTTTCAAGATGGCATTCATAATGGTAAGTTAAGTATATAGTCCTTAATAGATTATATAGGGGATATATCTGATAGCGATGTAGAACTACAAGCTTTAATAAAAATATAGAAGTTTGTAGATACAGTATCAGAAATGGACTTACTGTTATATCAAGCTAAAGAAGGAGATATTTACTACTGCAAAGAAAATAAGAAACTATACGTTAGAAGTTTTAATAAGTGGGATATGTTAGACCCACTTACATCTAAAGTATATGTATTAGTAGGTTTAGACGAGTATAATAGAACTAATATCATACATCTTTGGGATGGTAATGATATGGTAGTTATGTCAGAAAGACTATTTATTGGAGAAGTAACTGGTACTGCGTATGATGGTGGTAAAGGTAAGCATTTAGCTGATATAGCTAATAGTTTACCTGATAACGTCATTAGAGAAGTTGCAGACTTTACTACAGATGGTTCAACTGTTACTTTCAACTATGAGTATGACGTTAAACAGGAATCAGGTTTGTTTGATGGTGATGCTCAAGGTAGTAAAACTATTCCATCAGCTACTACTAGTAATGCAGGCGTTATGTCTGCTACAGATAAAGTAAAAGTAGATAAGATAGTTACTGACGGAGATGGTAATAAGTATTTAACTGATAATGGTAATTATCAGGAATTAATAGAAGATACTACAGAAACTATAAAGACTACTGATGCTATACCGGTTGCAGGTGGTCCGTTAGCTGACTTACTTAACAAAGCTGGTATAAACAGTATTAGTCCTGATACAAGCATGTAGGATTTATTTGTATCTTTATTTACTAAAGAATTATGGCCTACTAATCTTGTGTTCAAAGAAGGTACAGTTAGTGCAGCTATTGCAGCTCCTTCATTTACATTAAGTAATACAGGCTTAGTAGAAGTAGGTGCTACTGTTACTATTGGGAAGACTACATTATCTGCTGCTACTATGTCTACTACAGCAAGAACATATAGTGGATTTACTTACGGTTATAGTTCCTCTAATGATAATACAAAGGATTCTTCTAATACTACTATTACAGTTAATGCTAGTAATGTAGCTTTGAATTCTGTTAATTATACTATGAAGCGTACTACTAACGGAAGTGTAGAAAATGCTACTGCTAATACTAATCATGCTTAGGTTACTTTAGATAGTAAAACATTTAAAGCTATTGAAGGTACTAATACAGTGAAAGTAGATATAACTGGACCTACAGCTAACGCTACATTTGCTTCTATGCCTGTATATTATGCGTGTAGTAACTTAGGTAAAACTAATGAAGAACATAAGACAGAGCCTAAAGATACTACTACAAAGACTAGTACGATTCCTTCTAATTCCAAAACATTAAATGTTACCGGTGTCTATCCTTACTATACTAATAAGGACAATATTACTGCATTTGCTAAATTACCTTTAACTACAAATAAAACACTAGATGTAACATTTGTAGCTGAAACAGCAAGTAATAAGCATATATTCAAACTACCATCTAAGTTCAATGTAACTAAAATCACTTTGCTTAATACTCTTAGTGGTCAATATGAAAACTACGATGTAAGTAGGTTCTCAGTTACTACTGAAACTATAGATGTATAGGGAACTGGAACACAATATAAAGTATATACTCGTAATGATGGAACTAACGGTTCATCTTCATTTAAAATAACATTCGCTTAATTATGAGAGATAGAGGAACATTTAATTTTAGTGGTAATCTTGAAGTAAAGAAAGATGCCCCTCTCGAAGCTAGATCGTTAGTTAATTCATATGCAGATCTAGTAAAACCAGAAACTTGGACTGATGAGCAAGGAGGTATATGGAAATATGACTGTATGTTAGTTTCCTGTAAAGATAGACCTGGTAAAGTATATCAATTATCACCTGGCGCTGACTATACTAAAGAAAGTAGTTGGATACTTATAGGAGATACGTCTGAACTTAATAGTAAAGTACAATAGTTTATAAACAGCAAAGGTGCTCCAAATGGTTTGGCTTCTTTGAATGAAAGTGGTATTATTCCATCTGCTCAATTACCGTCTTATGTAGATGATGTAATAGAAGTTGATACATTTAGTAATCTACCTGGTACTGGCGAATCTGGTAAGATATATATAGTACAAGATACTAATTTAACTTATAGATGGTCAGGTACAGACTATGTAGAAATATCTAAATCATTGGCATTAGGTGAAACTAGTTCTACTGCATATTCTGGAGATAAGGGTAAAGCTACTACAGATAAATTGAATAGAATACCCGATAAACTAATTACTGATACAGTAAATGTAAATCAATCTACTACTGAAGCAGTTTTAAATTTTACTACTTATAGACAAGAAGCATAGCAAGTAGGTAGAAATACTCTTACTATTACTTCAGCTACTATATCTCAAGCAGGTTTAATGTCATCATCAGATAAAACTAAATTAGATGGTTTAAAAGATCAAGCTGGTATTACATCTGATATTAATGCTGTATAGACTAATTTAGAAACACATATTAATAATAAGTCTAATCCTCATGAAGTTACTAAAGATCAAGTAGGATTAGGCAACGTAGATAATACTTCTGATGCTAATAAGCCTATATCTACTGCTACACAAACTGCTCTTAATGGTAAATTTAGTGCTACAGATGGTAATGCTTTGAAACAGACAATAGAAGATATGCCTAATCTTGTAGTTACTGAGGGAAGTGTGTCGCATAAGAATAATAATATATCTCTGAGCTTAAGACAGCAAGATCTTAAAGATCCCGTTAATACAGATTCAATTCTATTAACATTTAATCCTGCAACTGATAGTACAGCTGGTATTATTCTTCCTTCCGATAAAAGCAAAATAGATAAGATTATTACCAATGGTAATGGTACTAAATACTTATCTGATAATGGCACTTATAAAGAAGTGAGTGGTGGATCTAGTAGTTCTGATATAAACATTATTGAATTACAAGATATTAGAGATATTATTTCAATTGTATATCATGAAAAAGATAGAGCTTCTAGTGATATAAGTTCAGTTTTTGGTGGTTCTGCTAACTTTAGATCTATAGTTAATGATATACTAAAAACACATACTCGATATTTTTTCCACGTTAAAGACACTCCAGATACTAACTGTATACAGTTATCAGGAGTAAATGCTTGGAAAAATATAGATAATACTCAATATGAACTGCATTTTATTTATAATTATTATATATCAAATGGTAATCAAAGAACTTGTAGAAGAGTAACTGTAATTGATAGTGATAATACTGATCGTAATTTATTCATCGTAGAAAATGTGAATGATATGTACGTTCTATCTAAAGATAGAGATAGACGTAAATCAGTATCATTAGTAGGTGAAGGCTTTGATGAAAATCATTGGTATCCTGTATCATTTACTGCTGACCCTAATAGTATTGTACCTCCTTGTAATTTAATAATTTGGAATAGCTTGAATAATGATTCTGCGGGAATAAGCCCTAAACCATCTTGGGCTACAAATAATGGAGGTTTTGTATTGCATATTGATATGACAATTATTGGAGATGGATATGGGCAATATACATATGCTAGAAATAAATTAAATAATTGGCATGGAGAATGGGGAGGAGAAACAGCAGTTGGAGAAATGCGTTAGACTACACAGACTTCTACATTCTATATATATCTTAGAGGAGGTGCTAATTATTTTTATACTAGTGATTACGCAGACTTAAAAATGACTGCACATTCCTCTGAAGTATTAGATGGATATAACACATACTCTATAAAGGATACACAAGGAGATATAAAAGACTTCTTTACATACGTTGAAAATGATCTATTTGGAGAAGTTAGAAATTTACAAATAGTGCATGATAATGAGTTTAACTTTGCAAATGATAGTATCGGAAACTATGTATGGATTAACTATAGATCTAGATATGATTCAGTAACTTCGGCCAAGGCAGTATACGTAGGTAATGGTCAAGCTGGTGCAGATGGAGCTTTTGGTGCAATACATGCTTCAGGCTTCTTTAAAGAATCCGATGTTAGATTAAAATCTAATATAGTTCCATTAAATCACACATTAGATCAAATATGTGATATACCTACTGTAGAATTTGATATGCATGATAAACACCAGATAGGTACTGTTGCATAGGATTTAGAGAATAACTTTGTAGAAGTAGTTAATACTGATAGCGATGGCATGAAATCTGTAGATTATTGTATGTTAGGTGTAGTAGCTATTGAGGGTGTTAAGTTACTTAGATAGGAAATTGAAGATCTTAAGAAACAAATAGAGGAGTTGAAGAATGGAAAACAAAACAATTGATATTGAACCTAGAGCTGCTGTAGAGATGCAGACTTGGGAAAATATTTATGATAGAGTACCATCTCAATATAAACAATATGTAAGTTATCCTACTACAACTATGCAAGAATGTCCTTCTAAGGCAGAGATTAATGATAAACTTACTCACGCTTGTACTACAGATTCTAATGAATTAGCTGACTACAGTTCTATTACGTTAAACTTCTCTGAAAGAGATGAGTTAACGTCAGATTCATTAGCTGAAAATTGGGTATACAATAGTACTACACAAAGAGATATTCAATTGAGATACGGTACTACTATATTACTTAATTAGTTTGCTATTCATTAGAATATTCAAAACTATACTAGTGGATATACTACTAAAGTTACAGGTTAGTCTTAGTACTTTGAAATATTGAAATTAGATATGGGAATAATACGTGTAAAACCTTTATACAATAATTAGACAAACATGATGAGAACTTGTACATTAGCTGTAACTGCTATGGGTAAAACTACATATATATATATCTGTCACAAAACGCAAATCCTTTTTCAACATGAATCCATACTTAGTACATATGTCAGATAGAGAACTACTTGAACAAATATATCTGCTGTTACTTCAGATTAACGTTAAGGTAAGTGAGATAGATAATGATTCTAAGACGTTTGGTATGAATCTTGCAGCAGATCTATTAGGTACAATGTTACAAGATACAAAAGTTAATAACAGTAAAGAATATAAGTAATGAAATATTTTACAATTGAGGAAATGACAAAGTCATCTACAGCAAAAGCTAACGGTATAGACAATACTCCTTCAGAGGAAGGGGTATTAAAGCTATAGAAGCTAATAGAGGCTGTTTTAGACCCTTTAAGGGAATGGTATGGTAAACCTATCAAAGTTAACTCAGGGTATCGCTGTGAGGCTTTAAATAAGGCTGTAGGTAGTAAAGCTAAGAATAGTTAGCACCTATATGGCGAAGCTGCTGATATTACTGTAGGTAGTAAGACAGAAAATGAGAAGTTATTCAACTATATTAAGGATAATCTTCCATTTGATCAGTTAATAAATGAATCAAACTTCTCTTGGGTTCATGTATCATATAGAGAAGGGAGATTACGTAAACAAGTACTAGCGCTATGAAAACAATCCTATATCAGCCTTTATTTATAAATCCTTAGGCATACTTTGTATTTCCTCAACTGTATCATATAGAGAAGGGAGATTCCTATATTGAACCTGCTAATATTACTGGGTAGCTCATTATAAATGATCTAACTAAAAGTCTTACTTCAACTCCTATATTAAATGTAGTATAGGATACTAATTAGGTTGATTTTGGTTTATTCAAAGGTAAACATATACGTATTAGTCAATATACTAATATAGGCGCTGTAGTATTAGGTGAATGGTATATACCTGGTACACCTACACCACCTGAACCTGAACAACCTGATTGGTTTAAAGAAAGTATAGTTGCTTGGTATTCTCCATACTGCAAACAAAAGTTAACTAACTATGATGTAATAGAGGCGTATGTAGAGGACTTTACAAAGTGGGCATATCGCGATAGCAGAGGTACTGCTAAAATCACTAACAATACTATTGTTATAACAAACGTAGTTGAGACTAACAATATTGTAGAAGATGATAGTAAACCTTATTCCGATTTGACTATTCGTGTTACTGGAGTTACTGAAAATAAATATCTTATTGTGAGACAAGGAAGAGGAAAGCCTGAAGCCCATATTAAAAAAGATGGCGTTTACACCTTTAAAGATAATAATCTTTATTTTGGTTTTGGTGTTAGTGTTATCGGTGAATGTAATATCACCATCACCCAGTTACCCACTTCTATTCTAAAAGACTTTAGCGGTAATAAACATGATGCTTATCTTTATGGTTTCAAAGGTAAGTTGAATAGTGGTGTTGGTATTTATGCTCAAGATTTTAAGAATTGGAATTATGGTTCAGCTATTAATAATAATATAAGTACAAAATCTTATAACAAATTTCATATAGTTAAAAAGAAAGCTGATAATTGGTTTGGTTTTACTATTGGCGTTCCAAAAAATAATTATTATAATCAAACTTATAAACTTAAATTTAATATCAATAAGAAAATAGATGATATTAAATTTAGTGTAGTTAGTACTGATGGTAATTTACAATCTACGCAAGTTTATTCGGTTAATATTAATGATGGTAGTATAATAAATGTTCCTATTATTAGTGAAGAAATTTTCAATAATAAAAAAGAAACTAATATTTATTATGATTTCGGAACAAATAAGGATATTGAAATTGATGTTGAATTGATAGCGAATTATCCTAATCAACTTTGCTATGATGGTAAATCTTATGCAGTTGCTTATAATTTACCTATTCTAACTGATTATACTATTATTGCTGATAGAACTTGGTTTGCTGAAAAAGTTGATAATGGTGTATTTATGTCTAAATCGTTAGAGCAAAATGGTGCTTTTATTTTAGAATATAAACAAGGAGATAAATAGAATACATATTCGTATTATTCAGCAACTAATATAAATATAGATAAAGATAATTCTATTGTTTATCAAACTAAAAATAAATATAATGAACAAACTATATATCCTGGTGATAAACAAGATACTGATACTTTATTTATAGGAACTATTAGGAAAGATGATTCAAGAAGTTTTATCGGTTGTCACGGTGATATTCTTCTATTCAATCGTACTCTTACTGAATATGAAATATCTTGGATAAAGAACAATATGATGTGTTCTAAGCAGCAAGAACCTGATATAGACCTATAATGTATCTGGTGTAGTTAAATTAGACTTCTTAAATATGGAAGAAGTAGCTAACTTTGCAGGTACTATTAAATTTACAAATGTGGTATAATGAAGAATTCTATAAAGAATAATATATTTGGTGCAGTAGTATATTTCACTACTGCATTATTACTTAATAGTAGTACATCATTATTAATGTTATTCATTAAAGAAAATAGTGATAGATGTCATTACTATAATGGTAAATGGAATAAAAAAGACTTAGCAATTGGAATTTCATCTATTGTATTGGGGTCTATTGCTAAATATTTTATAACTTTAATTTAATAAAACTTATGATAAAACAAGAGAACCCTAACTTCGTAGCATCTTTTTATGCTCCCAATCCTATGGAAGTAACTTATTGGATTGACTTATCTACTGATGCTAATGGTAATGTAATTAAAAGTTATACAGGCAATGACTGGTTACCGGTTAATTACTTTACTAATACTGATTAGAGTGTAGAAATAAAGAAACTGAAATAGGAAATTGCAGATGAGGTAAATAGAGCTAAACAAGCTGAACAGAAGTTAACCAATGACCTAAACGGTAAAGCAAATAAGTCTACTACATTGGCAGGTTATGGTATTAATGATGCTTATACTAAATTAGAAACAGATGCTAAGGCTATCGAAATAGCACAAGCCGAATGTGCCAGATTAGTTGCCTCTGCTCCTGAAACTTTAAATACATTAGATGAAATAGCAGCTGCATTAGGTGACGATCCTAACTTTGCTACTACTATAACTAATCAATTAGGTACTAAAGCAAATAAGTCTGATGTATATACTAAAAGTGAAGCAAATAATAAGATAAATACTGCTGTAGCTAATAAAGTAACTTCTACAGATGTTACGCAGATTAAAATAGTAGATAAAGTACCTGAAGTAGGTAGTTAGACTCCTGGTATATTGTATATTAAACTTTCAGCTTAATTATGGGACAAGTTGGTTTAAATAATTTAACATTCCAAGAAGTTGCTGCTAATGGGAAATCCGTTCAAGAGATGTGGTTGAACGGTTCTTAGATATATGTTGCAGGTGACTTATGGTATGGAGTACGTTTTACAGGTAGTAGTCCTGATGGAGTAAGAACTGGTAATATGCAAATGCATAAAGACCTACCAGTACAATCATTATTCAAAGGCTGTAGACTTACTTCTGATGGTACTATTAAATACTTTAATGCTACAGATTGGGATCATTACGAAGATGGTTCTGAAGTAACTAATGGCATTGAAGATGGTAATGATATGGTTGAATTACCTGATGCATACTATACTGTAGTAGTACACGGAGACTATGATTGGGAAATCAGAATGTCTTTGTATCCCTTAGAAGGATATACTAAGTTTAGTAAGAAGTATTGCTCTGCATATGAAGCTTATAGGGACGGCAGTACTTTATACTCAATTAGAAATCAAGTACCTACTGTAAATACTAATGGAGCTACTTTCTTGACACAGGCTCGTAATGGTAGAAGTAATAGTTATGCTATCTATACTTATGAGATACATAAGTTTATTACTTGGTGTTATGTAGTAGAATATGCTACCCTTAATAGTTAGAAAGCAGTTAACACAGCATTGACCGAAGAAGGTTATCATCAAGGTGGACTTGGTAATGGTATTACTAATGAAACTAAGAAAGAAAACGGTGCTGATAGATGGGCTTTTGTACCTACAGGTACTACTAATTCATTAGGTAATGGTTCTGGTCAAGTACAGTATTCATACGTTAATACAGATGCAGAAGGTACTGAAACACAAGCCAGTCAATACGCTAATAGATATAGAGGTATTGAGAATCCATTTGGTCATGTATGGAAGAACTGTTGTGATATTGTTGTAACAGGAACAGACAATAAGATATACGTCACCAACAACAAAGAGAATTTTGGCATAGATAAATCGTTATATGAAGACAGTGGTTTAACTACTCTAACTACCAGCGGACAATGGGTTAAACGCATTACAAATAATGCGGCTGCTGACTTATTCTGTTAGGAAGGTGGAGCTAGTTCTACTACTTATTTCTGCGATCATTATTGGACGAATGCTGTAGAAGCTGACAGAACTTTACTGTTGGGGGCTAGCACGAGTTATGGTTCCTATGCGGGTTTGTTCACTCTGATTTCTGGCGATGGCCTTGGTCTTGCGTATGCTCATGTCGGTACTCGTCTGGTATATATCCCTTAATTATTAACAAATAGGTTGTCGTTCTGGATTGAACAAGTAAGTTAGATAGGGGCTAACACGAGTAATAGTTCCAATGCAGGTTTATTCAATCTGAATTCTAACAATGACCTTAGTAATGCGAATGCTAATGTCAGTACAATGAAGCACGATTATCAGAGAACTATCAGTGATTTTCAGATTATTTTTGAGGAACGAGACCTTGCCTCTTGGCAAAATATAACTAACCTAAACGAGTGTGTTGGTAACTTCGGTGAAGACTCACTTAGGTGCTTCAGATGAAAAGATATAATAATTTATTTGAAAAGATTGTTTCAATAGACAATCTATATTTAGCTGATAAGAAAGCTAGAAAGAATAAGAGTAATAGAAATGATATTAAGGAGTTTGACAAGTATAAAGATAGTTTATTGGTTAGATTACAAAGTACACTGATAAATCAAACTTATACTACCTCTAAGTATGATACATTTATAATTAGAGAACCTAAAGAAAGACTTATATTTAAATTACCTTATTATCCTGATAGAATTGTTCATCATGCTATTATGAATATATTAGAACCAATTTGGCGTTCTGTATTTATTACTAATACTTATAGTTGTATTAAGAAGAGAGGAATTCATAAAGCATTATATGATATACAAAGCGCATTGAAAGATAAATAGAATACAGTATATTGTCTCAAGTTAGATGTAAGAAAGTTTTATCCAAGTATAGACCATGAAATATTAAAGTAGATAGTTAGAAAGAAGATTAAAGATAATAAGCTACTTGCATTATTAGATGGTATTATAGACTCTGTAGAAGGAGTTCCTATTGGTAATTATCTTTCTTAGTTCTTTGCCAATCTTTATTTGTCATACTTTGATCATTGGCTTAAAGAGGATAAAGCTGTAAAGTATTACTTCAGATATGCAGATGATATGGTAATACTTCATAGTGATAAAGAATACTTAAGACAATTACTTGATGAAATAAGAGAACAATTAGGCACACTTAAATTAGAAATTAAAAGTAATTATCAGATATTCAAAGTAGAAGATAGAAGTATATCTTTTCTAGGATATAAAATCTATCACGATTATACTTTGATTAGAAAGAATATTAAACACAAAATGTGTAAGAAAGTTGCTGCTATGAATAAACTTAAGCACATGACTTATAGTGAATATAGGCAGCAAGTCTGTAGTCATATTGGTTGGATGAAACATTGTAATGGTATCAATCTACTAAAGAAGATAATTAAGTATCATTAGTTGATTGAATATGCTAGAAGCTCGTAAGAACCGCTATTAGTCTTAACTAAGTTTAATCGAGTAATAGCAACTTATTTACAATGTAAACGTTTATTAATTATAATCTCGAACAATTTTCAGAGTCCCTGCCGATTTTAAACCCCTTATGAATCAGCTGGGACTTTTTTGATTTACACTTTATATCATTTACTATCTATGAATTATTATCAGTTAGGAGAGCATACAATACCTATATTTAAAAACATGTTTAGTAGTGTTGAAAAGGTTACAATTAGCACTATAGGTGGTTTATTGTCTTTATATTCTCCCGTGTATGTCCCTATATTGGCTTTATCAGGAATTATAATTGTTGATTCTATGTATGAGTGTAAAGCTAATAAGAAAGCTAAGAAGTATCATAATGTAGTAGAACAATCAAGGAGATTATATTCAAAGATATTTTATAAATTACGAGATTCTATAGTTGCCATATGTGGAGCATTTACTATAGAAACCTTTATTATAACTTCTATATCAATACCAGCAGTAGAATTTGTAGCTGGTGCTATAGCTCTGGTAGAATTTTTCTAGTTACTTGAGAATTTAGGTAGAATACATCCTAATTGGAAAATATGGGGTCTACTATAGAGAGTAATAAAGAAGAAAGGGGAATAGTTTTTAGATGTCAGTTTAGATAAAGAATTTTCAGATGATACCAATACTAAGCATAATTAATTGGTGCAGAAAGAATTTCAAAGTAGTCGCAGTAGGTTTAATCAGTTTACTTATTGCGACTATTTTTGTTTAGCACAATTAGTTATAGAAAAAAGATACAGAGATAAATAGAATAACTTCTAATGTTAGAACTTACTAGGATATAGTATCTAATAATTAGAATAATAACAGAACACTATAGCTTACTATAGAAGAATTAAACCATAGTAATGATAGTTTATTATTATAGTTGAAATAGACTCAGAAAGAGCTTAAAATCAAAGACAAGAATCTAACCGATGCTAGTGTAATCAATACAGAGATTAAAGATTCTGTTAAGACAGTAATCAAGAAAGAAGCTATAGATTTTAAAGAAGAACTAAAGCTTAATCCATTAACAACTATCATAGTTGAAAGAAAGGACTCAATCCTAACAGCCAAAATAGATTTAAAAAATCAATAGACTATTCTTATATACAAGAAGAAAGAGTATAAGAATTTCTATAAAAATGGCTGGGTTAGATTCTGGCACTTTGATTGGAAAAAAATAGAAACAAAGGAATATCAAATAGTTAATACCAATCCACTTATCAAAGTAACAGGTACACGAATAGTAGAAGTACCTAAGTAATAATATATTCAATAATTATTAATCAATAATAATATGCATAGAATATTTCGTGTAAAAGCTTATGAGATGGAACACGGTCCACATTTTAATGAGGAACACGCTCGTAAAGCTGTAATGAAAATGGAAAATGAGGATGGTACTCGTGGACCACATTGGTCTTTAGAGGAAACTTCTGCTTTAGCTAGTCAGTACGGAATATCACTCAGTGGTAAATTTAATCGTTATGATTGGTTTGTAGCATTGAATATGGTTTACTCTGACTATTACAAAGTATTGTTAAACATTACTGGTTCTAACAATATTAAACATTATATAGAATTTGCAAAGGCTTGGCTTAATGACAAAGACATTGACGAAGGTAAAATGTGGTACTATTACCAGTATGTAATGTGTGATAAGATTAGAGAAGCTGAAATGGAATGCTATGAAGAAGAACTTGAAAAACATGAAGAAGATGAAGAAACTTACGGAATGTTTAGACGCGGTTCTAGAGGTAGAAGTAGAGGAGGTATGCGTATGTATAGATCTTATCCTCTAAGACGTAATGAAGATCTAGAAGAATACGATAAATTTGAACGCGAAAGCGAAAGAGAATACAATCCTTATGATGAATATAGTCGTAGTGGTAGATCTACTCGCTATATCAGATATTAATAAAAATCAATTTTAAAATAAATCAATTATGTTAGAAGATAGAATTATTGTGCAAGATCGTGGTATTGATGCTGGTCTTGCTGCTTTAATGCAAAATGCTAATAAAGGTAGTATGGATCCTGCTGCTTTGCTTGCCATGATGAACAATAACGGTATGGGCGGTAATGGCGGCTGGTGGTGGATCTGGATCATATTGCTATTCTTCTGTTGGGGTGGTAATGGATTTGGATTTGGTGGTCGTAATGCAGGTGCTCTGGCTTCTGAATTAAACACTGACGCTAATACCAATCTGTTAATGCAGGCTATCAATGGTAATAAAGATGCTATTAGTACACTTTCAACTACTTTGAACTGTGATATTAATTCTGTTCAGACTGCCTTGAATACTATCAATACAGGAGTAAGTCAGATAGCTTGTGATACTAAACTTGCAAGTTGTGAAGTAATTAATGCTATTACTTCTGGTAATGCTTCATTAGCTTCTCAGTTAGCTAGCTGTTGCTGTGATGTTAGATCCTCTATAGCTGATGTAAATAATAATATCACTAAGATGGGTTATGAAAGTCAATTATCTATGTGTAACTAGACTAATACATTACAGAGTGCTATTACTTCTGGATTTAATAGTTTGTTATCTGACAATACTACTAAATTTAATATTCTTGGTTCTAAGATTGATGCACAAACATAGATTATCAATGATAAGTTCTGTCAACTTGAAATGCGTGAAATGCAGAACAAGATTGACGCTCTTCGTCAAGAAAATAATCAGTTAGCTTTGTCAGCTTCTCAGTAGGCTCAGACAGCTAACATTGTAAGTCAATTGAAGAGTCCGTGTCCTGTACCAGCTTATTTTGTACCTAATCCGAACTGCTGCCCGTTCGATTACTACAGATACTTGCTGAACAGAGATAACACTACTACTGCTCCGGCAGCTTAATAATAATCAAGGGCCCTTTATTGGGCCCTTAAAAATACTATACTTATGTTATTTAATCAATTAAATATAGGGGATAAAGTATATATAATAGAAGTAATAGGCACTTTTAAGAAAACAACCGAATATAACGAAGGTTAGGTTACTCAAGTAAGTAATGTATATGAAGAACCTTTACCGCCTGGTTAGTTTCCTATGCCTAATCAATAGCGTAAAAAATTAGTAGATATAACTATCCAATGTAATGGAGAATCGAAGAAATTCACTATACCTGAGAATAAGTCTACTATAACTGATAGTACATTGGGTTTAACTATATCTACAAATAAGTAGGAAATAATAAATATAGTACGTAGCTAGTACGATACTTATAAACAAAGAAAAGAAGCCATAGCTAAGTGTGATGAGGAAATGGCTAAATGTCAGCAACTGTTAGATAAACTTGAAATTCATAACGAACCTACTAATGAGAATTCAAAGATAGTAGAGCTTCAAAATGAAATAAATGAATTAAAAAATATCATAAGGAAGGCCAATTAGATGGTTCCACCACCTATGAAAGATATGTTACCTTAGGATATGAAAGATGCAATGAATAGGGTTGATCAATAAGATCAACCTTTTTTTTATTTTAAGGCTGTGTAAGAAGAGCTATTAGTTCCCTAAAGGGATTGTAAGGGAAGATATATAAAATGCTGCTACAAGCCTTAAAATGCGTTTTATTCTGTATTAACGTTAATATTTAATAAAAATGAGTCTTAATAATATTATTGATAATATTTTATAGATTGTTCGTAATAACAATATAGCAGAATCAGAACATATTTCAAGACATTAGATTGAATTATGGATTGTATATTACAGAGCAATGCTTATAAAGTAGGCTATTGATAAGGGTTATGATGTTGATGAAGCGTATGTCTCTACATTAGAACCCATTCATTTAGACAGAGTACAGATTGTTCCTGGTAAATTTGTATTCGTTGGAGAAAAAGAACTACCTACTTTAATCAACTTTAGATATAAACCAGGAGTAATAGCTGTACGTGATATGTTTGGTAACCTAATATAGTTAGGTAGCTATACTAAAGCTAAATTACAAAAATATAGAAAAGCTACATGTAAAGACTATATCGCTTGGGTTAAGAATAACAAAATATACGTTGAAGGAGATTCTAACCAATTAGAATATATAAGTATAGATGTTATACTTTAGGATCCTACTAAGGATATACCGTGTTATAATCCAGATGATGAATATCCTATACCAGCAGCTATGATACCTACTATTGTGTAGATGATATTGGAGAAAGAATTGAGAGTTATGGTAGCTTCTCCTAGTGACGTTACTAATGACTCTAAAGATGATACTCAGAATAGATATAGTAACAAATGAGAGAAAGAGTAAAATATAACAGAAAAAGCTATACTATTGCTGATTTTTATATTAATTATAAATAGCAAATTGATGCTAATACCTAGTATGATGTTAATTTAAAGACATATAAAGCAATAGTAACAGATTATTTTAAGTATATTAGAGATGAAATAATGTAGAACTGCAAAGAATTTAAATTACCTTGCAGGCTAGGTACTTTATAGATAATAAAGCATCAACCAAAAGAATTCTCAGGTAAGAGTTTGAGATGGGATTGGAAAGCTACTAAGGAAACAGGTAAACCTGTATATTTACTAAATGATCATAGTGGCTATTTTAAGTACAGATTTTATTGGTGTAAGAAGAATTGTCTGTTAACTAACAAGAGTAAATATCAATTTATAGCTTCAAGGGAAAATAAGCGCACGCTAGCTTCTATAATTTTCGCGAAGCTCAAAGATTATAGAGAATTATGATAAACAATAGAATGATTAGCTCCAAGACAGTTCTAGCAAAGGTTATTTCTGATCTAGATTTAAAGGAAGAGGAAATCAAGATATCAGATATTTCTGAATGGATCTGTGAAGGTTTACTTAAGATTGGAGCTATACAATAGTATGAACATAAGGTAACCATATTACCCGTTAAATGCCATTAGGCTTCCTTACCATGTGATCTATATAAGTTAGGTTAGGTAGCATTTTCATTTTGTAATAATGGTGGTTGGTTACCTATGAGAAAAGCTACATCTAGCTTTGGAGTATACCATGACAAATGTGTAGATAAGCCGTGTATGCTTATACCAGATGCAGGTCTAATACCTTTAGTAAAGAACTTATTTAATTTAGTATCTGATAGAGAAGCTTTAGATAAGCTTAACTCGGATTCTAATATGCGTGATACTTTAAGTGCTTTAGTAAATCAGTATACAGTGGCTAGTCCATCTAACAGATATGTAAATGGTAAATTTGCTCATACCGATGGTACAATGTACAGCGCAGATTTATAGTATATGACAAAACCAGGTTATATTATGACTAATATACCTACCGGTTTTGTCAAAATAGAATATTATGCTATATTTACTGATGAAGGAGGCATGCCTATGATACCAGATATGGAATCCTATAAAGAAGCATTATTGTGGTACGTTGCATTAAAATTAATGTATCCGAGAAAGCTAAAGGGACAAATATCTTAGTAGGATTACTTAGAAATGAAGACTAGCTGGAACTACTATAGAAAGTAGGCTTATGCTGAAGCTATGTTACCTGGAGTAGATGAACTGGAAAGTATTAAAAATACCTATCATAAGCTTTATCCAGAATTTAATGATCATGATACTTTCTTTAGTACTACTGGAGAAGAACAAATAATTTACAATTAGAATAGATTATGATTAGTAATACAGCTCAAATAAATACATTTTATGGTGGAATGAACACTGATAGTGCCGCCAGTATGTTACCAAATAATCAATATAGATTTGGTTAGGATGTTCGTATCATTACTGATGATTCTAGTACTAGTGGAGTTCTTTAGAGTGTAGAGGGTGCTAAAAAGTATAATTATGGCATCAAGAGTACTGAAGAAATAATAGGTACTGCAACTATTAATGATATTGCTGTAGTAGTTACTAAGTTAGTGGATGGCTATAATAAGATATATCGTATAGAAAATTTTGATTCCCCCAATTTAGTTAGTACAGTTGTATTATAGGGAAAATTAAGGTTATGTGAGGAAGCTAATTCAAATCAATTGAGTATAGTATTAAATTATGAAACACAATCAAATATTAAAGCTTACTTTACAGATGGCAATTCATCTATTAAGGTAATTAATATTATGAGTGATAAGTATGTAAAATATCCTAATGAAGATAATCCATTAGTAGATTCTGATGGTAACATACTTAATCCTGATAGCATTGATATAATACCTAATGCAGTGTTACCTCCATTTGAAATTACAGAAATAGTATCTGGTAACTTTCAAGCTGGCATGGTATAGTATTGTTATAGACTATATAATCCTCATTCTCAACAGACATCTATATCTAGTTTGAGTAATTGTGTGCATCTAGATGCTTCTAGTATTAGTGCTAACTTAGTAGATCATTATGGATCATAGAAAGATTCCTATACTGGTAAAGGATGTACTATATAGGCTCCATTAGATACTAAAGATTTTAATAGGTGTACTATTATTCGTATCTTCTATAAAGATAACAATTCTACTCCTACTTATTCTATAGCAGATGATATAGAAATAGATACAGACAAGAATGTAATAAGTTATACAGATACAGGCAGTAATTAGCTTAGTGTTATGACTCAAGAAGAATTTAACGCCTTTACTAGTTATGCTTTTATTTGTAACAGTATTACTTCTGTATAGAACAGATTATTTGCTTCTAATATTACAGAAACCTCTTGGGTTCCTATGATAGAAGATAATGGTAAGCTAGTAGAGTATGATGCTAGAGCATATAGAGCAAATAAGGATGGTAACGTTAGATTAGAAACTTCAGATCCGAATGATTATATGTACTTTGGAATTGAAGACTATGACACAATGCGTAAAGTTCCAGCGCATCACGATTGTATTAACCCTTATAATGCTAAGAGAGACATTAGTGGGCAGTTAACTATATTACCATATGTTTACGGTAAGGATGATAAACTAGGAGGTAACGGTCTTAATATAGAGTATAGTTTCGTATATACTGAATTAAAGGAAGACTTTATTTCTATTTTAAATGGCGGGTTAAGAAACAATGTAGGTATTAGCAATAGTTCGGAAACTGTAGAAAGTATGGACTTATATCATGTAGATCCAACAGATATATTTTTTAACAAATAGGAACTAGCTACTACTAAGAAAATAAAGACTGCCACAAGATAGAAGAATTACGCTGATCCAGTAATATCTGCTTTATTTAGAAGTTATCAACGAGACGAGGTATATAGATTTGGTATAGTATTCTACAATAGTAAATCTATAGCATCACCAACATTATGGATAGGGGATATAAGATTTCCTAACATGGATACTTTTCCAGCATTTAATTAGGATATAGGCAATAATGTATTTTAGTCTATGCCTATAGGAGTTAGATTTACAGTAAAAAACTTCCCTATAGACGCTGTATCATATGAAATAGTTAGATGTGATCGTACTGAACAAGATAGAACAATTGTATCACAAGGAGTAATTACTTCACTACATAATTATAAGATAGTAGAAGATAGAGATAACGGTGAAGTTGGTAGAGGTACGTCTAAAGATACGAATGAGTACAGACCAATGCCATTTTTGATGAACAAGCGTAGGCAAATGGTAATGGATCTTACCGGTTCTGTATTTAAAAGAACTAGTACTATAGATACTAACGACATAGCATCTGGGTATTGGAGATTTATATCTCCTGAGGTTTGTTTTAATGGAGAGAAAGCGGAAGAAGTATTCAAAGATAATGTGTATATTAAATAGGAAAGTCTTATTCATTCTTACTTTAGTACAGCAGAAGTAGATACAACCACTGGAGTAAATGTATAGAATTGGGTAGGAATGAATAATAGAAGTGTATATCCACCTAATAATACAGTTGTAAATTCATCTGAATATAGAAAATGGACCAAGGTAGTCAATAAAGATGACAGCCAATCTGAAAATGCAGCTCAAGTATTTAAAATTCATAAAGATGATTTCTGTGGGGCTTACATACAAAAATTCTATTCTAAAGGATCTTCTATCTATAATTCAGCAGAATAGACTATTATAGATGCTAAACTTGCAAAAAATATACCTTATAATGTAACTAATAATGGTGGTGTAGCTCCTTATAAGATAAATATAGGTGACATTGCTTATACTAATTGGGCAACTAGTGAATTTTATAAAGCTGGAGATAGTGATAATGTTGTTACCTATGGTCCAGCTGGGCCATGTATGATACTACAATCTTCTGAATAGGATAAGCAAAGTATAGAAGGAGTTTCTGCTTACAGAGACTCTAATATGATGAATAATTGCGTTGTAACTGTAGTTAATGTTAAAAAAGCAATTATACCTTACAGTGGTAATACTTATTCATCTAGAACTAGTAATACTTATATACCTGTTGGAGCTTATGGTAATAAAGCTAATAATACAGTATATGCATTTGGTGGTGATACTTACTTAGGGATACTAGACTATCCGTGCCAGATGATATTTCAAAGGAATGATGTAAATGAATGGAATGAAAACAAGAGATACTTTGGAGCTTACATTCCTTTAGAAAGCACTATAAACCTAAAGTTATCTATGGGTGAAATGACCAATAGAACATACAATGCAGGTACAGGTGCAGTAGATTCTTTTATGCAATTAGAACCTACTCAAATGTAGCAATATCACTCCCAAAGTAAACCATATTATTTGTATAATGATGTTTATTCAGTAACACCAGATGCTAAATTATTCAGTACTAGAGGTCTATACGATGAAGCTAATGTAAAATCAGCCAATAGAGTGTATGTATCACAGGCTAAAACTATCAATGAAAATATAGACAATTGGTCTGTATTTAAACCAGCTGATTTCATAGATGTAGATTATCAGTATGGAGAAATAACTAACATACGAGGTATATTTAATAGATTATACTTTTGGTAGAATAATGCTTTTGGAGTATTATCTGTAAATGAAAGATCATTGATACAAGATAATAATGTAGGTTAGTTAGTATTAGGTACTGGTGGTGTATTAGATAGATATGATTACTTAAGTACTTTAAATGGCACTAAGGTTATTAATGACAGAAGTATAGTAAACTCTAGTAATAGCATTTATTGGTATGACTAGGATAAGAATGAAATATGTAAATCTACAGGAGGAGGAATAAGTATAATAACAAAAGACTGTAATGTACAATCGTATATGAATACAATGTATAGTTAGAAAACTAAAGGAGCTAATTCGTTGTATGATAAGAAATATGATGAAGTATGGTTTAGATTATATAATAAGTCTTTGATATATAATGAGAAGCTAAATGTATTTACATCTTTATATACGTTTGATCCAGATTTTACGTTACCTCTCAGAGATAAGGTTGTAGCTACTAAGAATAATGAATTTTATATAATAAATTCATTAGATATAGAAGGATTTGGTGATACAAGTAAGGATATAAGACTACGAATCATAGTAAATAAAGACCCTCAATATACTAAAGTATTTGATAATATTGCATTACAAGGAGAGTTTATAGATCCTAATAATAAGATATTAACTAACGATATATTAGATGGAATAAAATTCAATACTAAACATCAAGTAGCGAATAAAGAAGGAGAAGATTTAGTGTTTGACTATCGTGAAGATACTTATAGAATGCCTGTTCCAAGATAGGATCGATTCGAGGAAGAAGACAATATGTCATTTCCTGCCAGAATGAGAGGTAAATATATGGTTTGTGATTATAAGTTTAAATCAGATAAGGATTATTCTTTTTAGATACCTTAGATAACAACTACTTATAGATATTCTAGAATTTAATATGAAAAAGAATAAAAACAAAAGAAAAATATAGATTCCTGCTGCGTAGTTTGGTTTGCCGGTATCTTTAAGTAACATGCAGGAATTACAATCCTCTATATCCAGAGGCATTGCTCCTAATAATCCTAGCAACCTTATAGTTAAAAGTAATCCAACTAATGTTGGTATAGGAAATATATCCGGTATAACTTAGGCAATGCCGGGGGCTATAAATACATTAACAAGTCCTTTTTAGACATCTACAGCTACTACAGGCGGAGAAGCCACTATGCAATCTATTGCAGGTATTGCAGAAGGAGCAGGATCTGGTGCACAACTTGGTATGACTATAGGTGGGCCTGTAGGTGGATTAGTAGGTGGTATAGCTGGTGCAGCTGCTGGTCTCATAGGTAAAAAAGGAAAGGCAGCAGAAATGACCTCATTTACTGACTTTGATGAAGGTACTTTGGGTACTGGCTTAAGAGGTGCATTCAGAAATAAGAAACTTAGAAGACGTAGAGCAGCTATAAGGTTGAACGCATTTCAAAATAGAGAAGCTGTAGCTGGTACGGAAAGATTAGCTAATGAATTTAATGAAGATAATACAGAATTTGATACTGATGTGTTTGAATATGGGGGTAATGTTCCTTCATCATTAGCTTATGTAGATGATGGAGAATTAATATAGACTCCTGATGGTTCAGTAAGTAAAGTTCCAGAACAAGGACAACCTACAGATAGTAATTTAGTAAACTTACCAGAAGGAAGTAGAATATTAAGTAATACTTTGAAAGTGCCTGGTACAAATAAAACCTTTGCAGAATTAGGTGATAAAGTAATGACTAGAAAGAAAAGTAAAGGAAAAGACATATACGCTTAGAATGCAGATATGCTTAATGAGATGAATAATAAATTAATGCATGACAAACTATTTGCTATGCAAGAAAGTATTAAAGCTAAGAAAGGCATTAAGAACAAAACTAAAGAATTAAAAAGTTTTGCTAGAGGTGGTGACAATACTCCAGCTGGTTATAATGCCGCAGGTTTTATGATAGATCCTAGATTTGCTGGTGAAATTAGTATGGGAGTTAGCGCTCCTACACCAAGAGTTAGAAGTACTTGGGGTATGAGAGGTGACGTTACAGCTCCTTGGGATAATTATGGTAGAATATCAGAAGTAAATGCTGGTACATTACCTGAAGTAACTATTAGCGCTCCTAAAGCAGTAGTTAAAGAAACTCCTAAGACTACTTCTAGAGTAATGCCTAGAATTACTAAATCAACAGTTGCTCCAGACATTATTCCAAATTTAGATACTATTAATGAAGATTTTAGTATAGATGCTACTCCACAGGATATTAGAACTAGAATGGCAGTAAGCCCAACAGTAGAACCAGTTATTACAAATCCTAATGAGGAACCTGTAAGATTAGATGGATTAAATGATTTAATTAGTGGTGTAACTTCTCTTGTTCCTATAATGTCTAATCTGTTTACTAGTAGTCCAGAAGCAGTACCTGCTAATTACAACCCGTATGCTACAGCTATTACTAACACTATGGGTAGACGTAGATACAATATTGATCCACTACTCAGAGACATAGAAACTAATAGAAATGTAGCTAATTATGCAGCTAGTCAACAAAGAACTAATACTGGTCAAGATATGGCGTTTAGATTACAGAATGCAATTGCTACCAATAAGGCTATTGCTGCTGCTAGAGCTGCTGAAAGTAATGCAAATAATCAGTATAAAGCGGAATATGCCAACACAATGAATAACTTAGGACAACAGTGGGTTCAAGCTACCAACTTAGCATCTGAACTTAACGCTCGTAATAGAGCTGCTGCTAGAAATATTCGCAGAACTGGTTTAAGTCAGTTAAGTCAATGGGCTCAAAATAGAGAATTAATGAGTAATCAAAGAAGTAGAGATAATGCTATGCTTAAATTGTATGATCCGTTCTTGCAAGCTGGATTTACTTCTGCTGATATGAGTCAATTTAAGAAATGGTTAAATAAGGGAGGTAATAAATAATGACAGCTAATAGATATGATTAGGCTGCTGAAGCCCCTATAATGAATACGTATGTTCCTATTAACTTTGGTGAATTATATAGAATAGGAGCTACACAGAAAGCAGCAGTAGATGAGGCAGCTAAACAATTTAGTACAGCATTACAGAAGTTTGGGGAATTTCGTTCCCCATCTGCTGTAGATACACAGAACTGGTATAATTTAACTATTAATAGAAAGGATGTACAGGATGCCATTAGCTAGATAGCCCAGAATCCTGATGCTATGAAAGACGCCTCCTTTAGAGCTAATCTACAGTCTTTAATTAATAGTACCGATTATTCATCTTTGTCCTTACTTAAGGAAAGTGCTGATAATTTAAGAGCTGGATTAGAGATGAGAGCTAAAATGGAAGCTGAAGGTAAATACAAAGAAGGATGGGATGATTCTAATATTCCTCAGTATGATACATTGAGTAACAAAAGAGTATTTAGTGACATTACTCCTGTCAGATACATGACAGCTGATGAACTATCTAATCCTTACTTTAGTAATCTCAAACCTAGTAGTTTAGGTTCAGTATGGAAAGATGGAGTTAAGTACAATAGAGCTGGCATTACATACGACACACTATATGACATAGCTAATGCTAGATTTAATGATTTAGTAAGTACACCTCAAGGGCAGAAATATTATAAAGAAGCTTTGCAAGCTACGGGTGGTAATGAAGCTGCTGCTAGAGAGGCGTTTGTAGGAATGATTGCAGATTCACAAAGAGATAGAATAGTAAACCAAGATACTGTCGATCCATTGTGGTTAATACAAGCTAAGCATGCTGCAAGCAGAACTGGTAAAGATGAAATAATTAGACCTAATCCTACTAGATTAGACTTCTTAAATGAATCTATTACTAGAAGTGTACAATCTAGAATCGGTTCTAGATTTGATCAATATAGAAATTATATTGAAGGTCTAATAAGTAAATATCCAAATACCAAGATAGCTCAAGATGCTAAGAAAGGTGTATAGAACATTGATAACATGATGAACTCATATATGCAACTTAATCAGGCTGCAATGCAGTATTCTAATGCTTATAGAGCTACAGGTAATGATAATGACTTAATAGTAGCTAGAAGTGCATCTGATGCAGCTGATAGATTACAAGCTCAAATGATCGGTCTTGCTAATAAACATGTACTTAGAGATGAATTCCAAAAAGTATCCGGCTTCTCTCCTATATCTGTAAGCGGTAATAAAGAATATTCTAAACAAGGTTACTTAAAAGGTGTAAACTCGGCTTTGGATATGATTAAAGGTAATGTTAGCTTACTTGAGAGTGATGATTTATTAACTGGTGTAGGTGGTTCACAACAAGAAGTAAAAGATGAAAATGGTACTACTAAGAATGTATACCAATTTAATGATTCTAGAGGTTTCCTATTACCTGAAACAGTATTTCAAATTGCTTCTGAAACCACTCCTAGAAAAGCAGAAAGAGTAGCGGGTATTGGTAGAGATACAAGCTTCCCATTGAAGGAAGTACTAGAATCTGGTAATTTAGCAGATGTACAGTTCCTACCTGAAGGAAAAATGGTAAAAGTAGGACCAGGCACGTTTGCTTTATCCGGTAAAATAAGAATTCCAAAGGAAACTATAGAACAAACTTTAGGTACTGGTTTATGGAGTGATAAAGGTCTAACAAGAGGATTTGCAGATAACTTAGTAGCTCCATTTGGTAGACAAAGTACTAGAACTGCTTTAAAGGATTTATATAAAGCGGCTGAAGTTACAGAGGTAGTTGGAGAAGATGGTCACGAATATTTTGAAATGAATATATTCAAAACACTGCCAAATACTAACAACGCCCCAGAATTTTGGCAAAGAGTAAATCAAAGATGGCAAGGTGGTTCACCTACAGGTATAGGCGGTACTACTCAAGCTAAGGAAGAATATGGAACTTCTGCATTACAAACATTAGGAATGTATAATTGATAATTATGAAGAGAAAAGTATACGATACATCATTAATAGATAGTATAAGATAGAGAACAGCTTTATATGATGCTTACTAGGCTCCTAAAGCTAATATAGAAGAATATTTCCATACTATGGAGAACCCCTCTTATGAGGGGGCTCCTGATGATTATGGAGTTACAGATTGGGTATCTAATGCTTTTAATGATTGGAATCTTAAAAGAAATGAAGCTATTAGAGATAGTGCGTTAGGTGATTATGTAATGGCTGATTAGGATTATAATACAATTCTAAATGCTAAAAATTATATTCAAGCTGTACGTAATATTAATGCCATACTTCCACAATTAAGACAAGACCCTAATAACCAAGACTTAAAACAGTAGGTAAAACAATTATCAGATACTATTCTTAATAACAAAGAAGCATACGATAATATCTTAAATGATAAATTAAATGATTCTTCTTTGAATACAAAGCTGAAAACTGATTTCATTAATGGAAATTGGAATTCAGCTTTAAGTGAAATAGATCGTTAGACAACTGAACAGATAGATAAAGCAACAGGGTCTTATGCAGATCCTAATACTTTGTATGCTAAAAAGAGTTCTGCCTTATTCTAGGCTGATGTTGCTCAAAATACCGCTGATGAATACAATAGTAAATTAACATCTGATTACTATCGTAGAAAGTCACAACAACCAGGTATGGATCTTACTGATATAGATACTTATTTGTTTAAATTGCCAGGTTTATTAGGTTCTTCAGCAGCTACTATTACTAATGATATACTTACTACTGGAACTACATATGCTACTACATCTATAGGTTCTAGTTTCGGCCCTATTGGAGCAGCGGCTGGTATGGTTGCTGGGGCAGGAGTATCTATATTAGGTAATCTATTAAGTAGAGAAAGAGAATCTAAAGGAGAAGTATACAGTAACTATAAATCTGCTGTACTTAATCAGATTGATAAAAGTGGTATTTCTAAACAGTTATTAAAGGATGCCAAAGCAGAAATGCAAAGAATGGGTTCTTATACTCAAGAATAGATTGATAATGATGATTACGTATACGATCAATTACTTACTAATCAAGTAAAAGTAAACAATGTTAAGTTCGATAAAATACGTCTTAACAATTTTGAAGGTATGAAATCACTTTATACCGATAATATGGCTTTATCTACTTGGGATGCTACTCAAACTATGTTAGAAGTTGTACCACTGGGTAAAATGGCTAAGAGTGTAAGAGGATTAAAAACTTTAGCAAATAAGTACGATAAAGGCAAAGGTTTCCTAAAGGGTAAATTAGCCGAACGTATAGACGATATAACCAGCTTTGGTATAGATAGTGTAGATAAACTGCCTAAAAAGACTAAGAGAAAAGCAATATTAGATTTAGGTGGTAGAATTCTCATATCTTCTGCTATGGAAGGAGCGGAAGAAGGAACCCAATATATGAAGGGTTAGGACTATATTAATAGACACTTTGAAGAAGATCCTAATCTAGCAAAGAGTTTCATTAAGAACATAGGATCTGGAGCAAGATCTATATTTGCAGCAATTACTCCTTGGGATTCTGTATATTCGGATGATGCTGAGTTCTTAGAGAATTTTAAAGGTGGTGCATTACTTGGTGGTCTAATGACTGGTGGAATAGGTGCTGCTACCACTTACTTACAAACTAGAGACCAATTACAGGCTGATAAATTGCTATCAGCTTTGTATGCTGAAAAACTAGATCAAAAAGATAGAGTAAGAAAAGACATTGTATATGCAGAAATGGCTGCTAATAATAAGTGGGATAACTTGATGCAGTCATTTGACAATCTTCAATCTGCTAATATTGATGGTCTTACTCAAGAAGATATAGAGACTGAAAGAAATAATGCTAATAGAGTAAAGAATATAGCTACATCTGAGTCAGCGTTAAAGTAGGCTGAAGCATTAGGAATAGAACCAAATACTGAGGATTACAATATACTTATAGCTTTAAAAGATCATTACGATAAGCTAGTTGAAGAAGCAGATCAAAATTTTGTAGCATCTTCTAATAAGATGCAAAGTTTGCTGAACGGAGAAGAGGTAAATAGGCAAATCGAGAAAATAATATCTAAATTATCTGATGAACAACGCGCTCAAATATCTGTAGAAGATATAAGAAATGCCATTTCTCTTTATTCTGAATTAGAAGTATATAATAGACTTATAAACGATTATGAGTAGAACAGCACTAAACTTAATGATCTTGAAAAGAATACTGGTCTACGTACATCTAAAGCAGATGTAATTCATTTCAGAAATCTATTAAATACTGATAAGAAGGCATTAGAAAACAGTTATGATAAACTTAAGAAAGTATTAAGCGAATATAATTTAACTGAATCTGATTTTTAGGTTCCATCTATACATCAGGATTTAGCTGATGCTCAGGAATAGTTAATTCTTTCTGGTCTAGATCAAGCTAGAGCACGTGAAGAAAACAACTTGATGTCTTCTGATGATAAGAAGTCTATAATGGCTAAAATAAACAAATGGAAGAACTCTGAAGCTAAAGAAGATAATTTTGTTCAAGATATAGAAGACTTGTATTCTGGTAGAACATAGGAGAAAGTAGCAGAAGAAGGAGAAGAAGTTACTCCAGAACCTTTAAAACAAGAACCAGCTCCTGTTCAAGAGTAGGAAAAACCACAGGAAGATACAGTTGGAGGATCTCCTGTAGCATTATCTTACTTATTAGAAGGAGGTAAAGGTTCTATATTATCTACAGGTTATTTGTTACACGCAATATCTGCTGCATTTCCAATTGCTACATAGGAACTAGAAAATGTACGTAGTAAATATTTAAGCTCTATTTCTGATGATCCAAGCATTTTTGTCACTAATGGAAGTGAAGTAATAGAGTAGCTTAGATCTATTGTAAATAGTAAATATGGTAGTAAAGGAGTAGAAATACTAAATAAATTATTAGACAATCCTACTGGGTTCTTTCCTAGAGAAGGAGCTAAAATTCAAATTGAATTAGATAATTTAGTTCCTATAACAGAACAAGAGAGATCATAGGAAGATGGAGGTGTAAAGTCAGCTAGACAGAATGCTAAAGAAATTCAGAACGAATTCTTTACTACTGAAAGAGACAGCCGTGGAAACAGTAAAGTAGTATTAAACACAAATAATGAATTTGGTCAAGCTTACAAGCAAGCTAGCGATGCTTTACGTGAATCATTTATATCTCAACATCCTAATGTGAAGAATTACTCTGAATATATTGCTGCTTTACAAATGGATAGAGCAGAAGGACAGGAAGCTGAAAGATGGTAGGAAATATACGATCTTAGAAATCAATTAGAAGAAGAAGTATATAACAACGGTAATTCTGATAAAGCTAAACAGTTAGTAAGTCAGTTGAAAGAAGCAATAGAAAATAAAATTGATTCTAATTTATTAAAAGAAGCTTATAATGATTTTGTTAGTTCAGGAGAGTGGAAAATATCACAGAACTTACAAAATAGAGAAAAAGCTAGAGCTGAAGAATTGAAACTTCTTGCTCAAGAAGCTAGAGAGGAAATAGCTTAGAGAGAGCAATAGAACATACAGACTAAATAGAAAGAAGCTCAAAAGCCTGCTACTGTTCCTAGTGAGACTGCTACTCCTGTATCTCCAGTTGAAGAAGCTACTAAGACAGAACCTTTATCTATAGAAGATGTACCAACTCTTAGTGATATACTTGGAGGATGGCTTGGTGATGAGGCTAAGCAAGCTTTAGAAACTCCAACTCAAGTTTCAGAAGAGCCAGTTCAAACGCCAGAAGAAACACAAACATCAGAACCTAGATAGTTAGAAGAGCTCACATATGATTCTAGACTGGATCCATATTCTCATGAGTTAAATTACAGACTTACTGAATCTAAATAGAATGAATAGGGTCAATGGATTAGGACTTCTAAAAAATTCCAAGGTATGGAACAATACCTTAATAATGAGGAATTTGCAGAAGTTACAGGTCAACCTGACTTTATTAAAGAAGTAACTAAGAATGGAGTACGTATAGTAGTAAGACCATATACTAAAGATGATGGTACTACTACAGATGCTGTATACGCTTTATTTAATTACAAAGGTAAAGAATACATTGCTAGTATTAAGACAATAGAAGGGCTGTATGCTAGAGGAAATAGAGCTTTTAACAGACTACCTTTTAATGACCAATAGCTAATTGTAAATAATCTTAGTGCTTTACGTAATAAAGTTCTAGAACTTAATAAACAAGTACAAGCTAATCCTAACTTAGAAATAGTTCCTACTACCATTAGAAAAACAAATGGTAAGATTGTAAATCTTAAGAATGAAGATGGTAGTCCTAAAAATAGAAAACTTACAGATTCTTCTTGGTTAACCATTAAAGACCCGTACTAGATTAATCCTGAAAATACTCAAGTAGGCATTACTACAGGTAGTTTAGGTGGTAGTGTAATCAGATTTAAAAACCAAGTAATATCAGCTAAGGGTTTCCCTATGGGTAAGCCAGTATGGATGATTAAGACTTCTAGAGATGATGGTAGTACATCATAGATAGGAGTTGTTCTTAATTACGATAACTTTAAAGATAAACCTGAAGTAGCAGATTTAATTATTGATTTAGTTACCTCTAAAGATCAATTCTATACTGATAAAAATGGAGTTGTTACTAATGTTACTCCATAGAATGTGTTGTAGTTCTTAGTGAATTTTGGTCCTCAAACAGCTACTAATCCTAATGATACTAGATTATCTCCTGAACAAGTAAGAGCTAGAATGAATAAACAATTCTATTTAGCAGAGGATAATTAGTTAGTAGTAGGTCAATAGGTATACAACTTAAATGATATAAATACTGTACCTGAGATTAGAGAAAGACTGAAAAAATATATAATGGATAATTTCCATTGGAATATAGATGAAGCTGGTCTAAGCTCTAATTATTTGGGAGGTGATTTACAATCTCAAGTAAAAGATCCTAAGTTGTATCCTTTAGCTTTATTCTTGAAGAACAGTAATGTAGATAAGATTACTCTAATCCCTAATGTTTTAGAATTTACTAACAAAGATTTCGGTATTATTAAAGATAGTAAAGGCAACAAATAGGTAGATTCTAGCTATCCTAATGGTATCAGTGTACTTGGTTGGTACATAAAGCAAGGTATTTTACTTACCGATATAGCAGATACTATGCAAGATGCTAACATATACATTGATGATGTTATGTTAGTGGATAAAAATGCAGAAAGTAAAGTAGAGCAATCACAACAAAAAGTTCAAGAAGAAACTAAAATGGGCAGCATTACCCTACCTGATGAAACTGGTAAATAGACTACTATTGATTTGGATGAAATATTTTCTATATTGGACGGTAAAGGTAGAAAAGGTCCTAATATGGAAGTATCTGAAGAAGAAGTATCTAAACTAGCTATTAATGAGGAGGATAAAATGGATCCAAAATAGACTAAAGAATGGATATAGTCTACTTTGGGCATTACTCCTGAAATAGTATCATCCATAATAGATGTTACAGAAGCTGGTAATTTAGTAGTAGGTAGAGTAACAGAGGACTCCATAAAGATCTCGGAGTAGGCTCCAGAAGGTGTTCAATATCATGAAGCATGGCACAGAGTATCACAGTTATTAATTGATCCTAAACACAGAGATAAGATATATAAGAAGTATAGAGAACAAGGTCTAAATGATAAACAGATTGATGAAAAATTAGCTGATCAGTTTAAAGACTTTATGTTAACTGAATCAGGTAATTATAGATTTGATACTAAGAATTGGTTTAGAAGAATATACGACTTTATCAAATTGTGGATTAGAACTGGTCAATATGGATTAGCTAAAGTATACTCAGCGATCAATAGAGGTAAGTATTATGGTTTGAAACCTAATGCTGAAAATGTAGCTAGATTCAGAGAAATATACAAAGGTGATGGAGCTAATATGGAAGTATCTGGATATAAATTTAAACATATTCAGACAGTTAAACAATTGAATGACATTGTAAATAGTTTAACTTATGCTTTCTTCCAAGTATCTTTTGCAGATGGTAAGACTATTAATTACTCTGACTTATCTAAGGAAGCTCCTAAATTTGACAGACTTAAACTTATACTTCAAGCTCAAGCTTACAAGTATCCATCTGATATAATCAATGAAGTAGTAGACGAATTTGACTCTATTATACTTCCTATGCTTACTACTAAACTAAAGCAATTAGGAATTAGATCAATAGATAGAAATGAAAGTGATACTTTAGCTAATATAGAAGAAGGAGCCGAAGGAGTAAACATAGGCCAGCATACAATAGAGGGTATGAACATCTCTATTAGAGATAATGCTCCTGCTGAAGTAAAGTTCTTCTTTCAAACTATACCTGTATATGAAATAGGGAAAGATGGTACTCCGCAAACTAAGTTTGATGAATATACTCATTTTCCTAGTTTTGTAGATCCAAATATAGCTTGGACAAACATATTGAAAGATTTATCTGGGTGCAGAACTATATCTAATATTATTGATAGAGTGCAATTCTTTGCTAAGAATGGTAATACATTCTATCAAGCATTATTGCTTAGACTAACTACTCTGGTAAAGAACTCTTTGAGTGAAGATGTAAATGTAGCTACACAAGCTGAAGCTATGCTTACTAAGATAGAAACTGTAATTACTTCTGACATTAATAACTATATAACAGTAAAGATTAGTGAAGATGCAGATACTGGTCTTACAAAGATGGAATTAAAAGATAATACAGTAGATGTAAAAGCAGCTAACTATCCTAAAGTATGGTCGTAGTACTTCTTTAATAATGCTGGTATATATAGATATAATGAAACAGGTGCTATTGTTGCTACAGATAATGCTAAACAAACCTTACGAGTTATAATAGACAATTTTAATAGAATTAGAAATGCTTTTACCAACAATAAAGGTATATTAAAAGTAGGTGATAACAATGTAGATTTGCATATAGCAGCTAACCAAGAGTATCTAAAGGATGTAATTGTTCGTATGTTAAATTCTGTAGGTGTAGGTATAGATAAGCCAACGCTTAATAGAATGTTAATGTCTGGAGATTATGGTAATCCTAGATCAGACCAATATACATTGCTAAATTCTTTCTTAGTAAATAGAATTAAATTTGGTGGTATTCCTAGATTAATAGAAACATTAGATAGTATCAAAAATTCTATTAATAAAGATAATACTATTAAAGATATAGAGAGCCCAGAAGGAGTGATACAACCTACTTAGGTATGGAATACACAAGGTTTTGTTAAGGAAATAGCAAATTACTATGCTTATCAACATGCTACAGATAAGAGTCTAAGTAGCTATGGCCCAGATGGTAATAGCTATTACATGGTATCTTAGAATAACTTTGCAAAAGACAGACTTAATGAAATAGTAAATGATAAGGATACTTTTGATAATCTAAATGCTGTAGTATACAATGGTAATTCTATTATTCTAAATGCAGTTAAAAGAGGTAATAAAGATCTATCTATAGAAACTCTAATAAACTTCAAAGATACCACATCACAAGATGTAGGTAGAGATTACTTTGGTATTACTGATAGAGAAGATTATATTGCTAAAATGGTAGCTGTATTTAATGACAGAATAATATTCCCTACAGTAGCAGATAAAAAGACATATCATTTCATTAGAGGAATTAAGTTGCCTCATGAAAGAATAAAGTTCAATACCACTCCTCAAGGCGCTTATATCCAATACGGGGAACAAAGTATGGACACTTTACTGGGATATTGTTATGATGAATTGAATCAAATAGAACTGTGTTTAAGACAGATAGATGATGATCCAACTCATTATGATGAGAAAACAGGATTGCATTACAATGAAGATGGTACTATCAATAATGATTGGTTAGAACCTACCAGAAGAATAAAGAATTTCCATACGCCAAATAAAGTAAGTTGGAAGGATAAGAATGGTAAGAAGCATACTAAGAAATTAGAAGGAAATGGCGCTAGATTCTTATTGTTAACCGGTATCAGAACATCTAAAGGCTTTGTTAGCTTCAACGATCCTATGAAATCAGCTAAAGAAAATCTTTAGACAGCTAAAGATTACTTCTTTAACTTATCTAAAGATACGTAGAAAGCATTTTTAAGCTCTTTGATCAATGAACGTGTTAAACAGGAGATAGCTACAGCTAAAGAGTTAGGCTTGATTGAAGGCAATGAAAATAATGATATTTGGAGTTTGCGTAATAAGCTGCTTGATGATGTTGAATTGAACAATAGAAAGGCATTTTATAGTCAACTTGATCCAACTAATGCTGAAGGATACGCTATATTTGACATGTTAGCTGATTATACAATTAATAGTATAATATCTATTAATGAAGTAGAAAAGTTATTCAGTGGAGCTCCTGCTTACTATAAAGTAAAGTATGATCAATATGGTCCTGTAGATGTATCTATTGATAAAATCAAACGCCTTGGTTCTCTTACTTCCACTGGCTTGAATAACAGACTAGATTTCTTTAATGATCCTATTAGAGATGAATATGTAGTTGCTGAATTAAAAGACCATGAAATAATGGACAAGCAATACTACATCTATGAAGGATTATTTACTAGAGGTAATGTTAAGGAAACTATTCAAGAATTAGAAGGTGAAGATGCTTGGAATCAGGTAAAAGATTTAAGTATTCAAGAAATTGAAAAAATCTATCCTGAATCAGTTAAGATAGCTAAACAAGCTGCTAAAGTAGAAGTAGAAGGTTATAAAGAAGGTATAAATGTAGCGGATGCTGCTGTATATATTAGCCCTAATATGACTAGAGATCTACTTAGAATGCGTGGAGTATGGTCTCCTGAAATAAAGAAAGCATTTGAAATTCTTACTAATGAAGATACAGCTAATCTATGGGATTCAGATCCTAAACTGTATGCAGAAGCTAATAAGGTTATTCTAAATGCTATGAAGTATATGGCATTCGGTACTAGATTCAATGAAATACCGGGATTAGGTATACCTTATTTTAATAAGATGGCTCTATTCCCATTATTCAAGAGTATAGCTACAGGTGACATTAAAGCATTGTATGACAGGATGGTAGACCCAAGTAAACCAGTAGATATGGTTCTATTTGACTCTGCTGTTAAAGCTGGTTCTAGATCTCCTATGAAGTTCTATAGAGTAGCTAAAGATAGTGAAATAGAACTAAGAGATGGTCAAACTGTTCTTAGTGCTAAAGTTACTGATGAGTTAATTAACGAAGAAGGAAATACTCTAAATGACTTTAATAACTTAGTTACTTATACTCAGAGGTTTAAGTACTTAAGACAACAATTAGAGACTAATCCTCATACTCACGAAGAATAGATGGCTGGTACTCAGTTTATGAAAGTAAATCTATCTAATCTACGTATGGATGATTTATATGGTATTGAAGGTCAACAGGTAACTGGTAGGCAAATTAAGGATACTATTATGAATGCTTTGAATAAATTATCTGATATGGGTGTTAAAGACTTAGAAGATGAATTATTCAACAAAGACGGTAGTGTAAATGTAACCAAATTAGCTAAAATGTTAGAAGATGATGCTAGAGAATCTGATGCTAACGATAATGTATTATCTGGTCTCAAAACAGCTAATAACAAATTTATAATGCCTTTGTCTTCTTTATCAGATAATAAGTGGTTAGAAAGTAGATTTATCTCTATGATCAATAAGTAGGTTATTGATGTTCATATACCTGGTGGAGCATTTATCCAAAGATCTACTTTAGGTCTAGAAGCTACTTCTACTAAGGTAGTAACACCAAATATGATAAATGACGGTAGAGTATTAAAATCTATAAATGAGGAGGGTTCAATGGATTCGGTAGTAAGTATAAACTTGTTTAAATACTTTATACCTAATTATGAAAACTTAACATATAGAGAAGCTAGACAGTGGCTTATTGATCATGAAATTATTGGTGATAAAGCTAAAGCTAATGCTATAGGTTATCGTATCCCTACTCAGTCAATTGCATCTATATCTCCATTAAGATTTGTAGACGTGTTCCCTGAAATAATGGGTGATACTATCATGTTGCCAGAAGACTTTACTAAACTTACTGGTTCTGACTTCGATATTGATAAATTGTATGTAGCTAGATTTGCATATAATAAGAATGGTATCAAGTTTAACAAAGGTAATTCTCTTAAGTATGACGAAGTGCGTAATTTTATAAAGAATGAAATGCTGGAAGCATATTTAAAGGTATTACTTACTAGAGATAATACTAACTCTCTTAAATTGTCTATTGATAATGCTACAGAGAATGTTAAGGAGGTACTTAGAGATATAGAAGGACCTAGTAGTTATCATCCTACTCCATTTGAAGTATATTCACCTACATATCAAGAAGCTAGAAAGGCTGAATATACTGGTGGTAAGGCTGGTATTGGACCTTTTGCCTTGAATAATGCTCATCACATTCTTACTTAGCTTACTAAACTTAGCATGGTTAGAGATGTGTTCACCAATACTCTAAATATATGGAATATAGGTGGTATATACGATACTCCAGTGGCAGGCATGAAGAAAGGTGGTAGAATACTTGACTGGTTATCAGCTATGATCAATGGTTTCGTAGATATTGCTAAAGACCCTTATATTGTAAGATTGAATGTTAATTCATGGACATACAATATGGTTTCTTTCTTGTTACGTACTGGTAAAGGTAAGCAGACATTCTACTTTGTTGCTCAACCCATTCTTAAAGAAATGGCAGAAGCTGTAATAAAGACTAAAGGTAAGTATGGTATAGATAGAACTAAGACTCCTACTCAGTTGGAAAATGAAGCAATTGAATCAGTACTTGATAAATATGATCCTACTAAGAAATATAGGAAAAAATATGAATTTATAAATGGCAATGAAAATTCAAAAGCTAACGAATATCAAGACTTATTTAGCACATATCAGAAAGAAAATGGTGAATATACATCTAGAACAAGAGAGTTACTCAAGCTAAATAAAGAAGAAATAAGTAACTTTAACGAAGAATAGGTTCGTATATATTATGCTTGGAAAGCATTAAAACCATATGCTGATTCATTGGCTAATTTGGTTAAGTATTCTAAAGTAGATACTAAGAAAACTGGTAAGACATTTGCTGAACAACAAACATACTATAATGGTATGTGGGCAATGACAGAGGATGCTAATTTTGCAGATGGTGAAATTGAACGTTTCTATAATGAAACTTTTATTGCTAAAAAGACAGAAAACAGTATTCCGTTTGGTACTTCTATATTCAAGAACTTATTACTTAGAAACACTGATACTTTCTTAAGTAAGAAAGACATAATGTTATCATTACTTGGTAGAAAGAATAATGCTGATTCTAAACTACTTAATGCTCTTGTTTCAGGAATGGAAGCTCAAATTAAGAGCGGGTTTTTTAACCAGTTTATATACCAAAATGGTATTGATATTCACAGTATGTTTACTGGAAAAATGTCAATGGCAAAACGTATCAATAACTTTAAATATGAAATACTAAAAGGTAATCCCAAACTAAGTAGATTTTTAAATAATGACGGTACTATAAATAATGACTTTATAAATTATTTGATACCCAATATAGATTATAATGGTTTAGATTTCATTGATACTTCATCTTTACTTGATGCTGATCAATCACAAGCTAATAACTTGATAAACTACTGGAGAGAATTAATAGATGACCCAGAACCTAGAGTAAGCCAATTATTTAAAGATTTAGTAGTATATGCGTTCCTTACTTCAGGGGATAATCCTACTATGAACTCATTCTTCCAATATGTTCCAAATAGTTATAAAATATCAATGGGTTATACTGACTATATATAGACTAAATTAGATGAATTATCTAATGGAGTTGATCAATCTATAGTAAGAGATGACTTATTCTTAAATAACTGGCAAAATGATAAGCTAGTAAGACCAGTAGATCTGTATAACAATAAAGGAGTCAAATTATACTCTATATCGTTAAATGATTAGTCCGTAGTTCCTAATATCATATTAGGAGAAAGATAGGATAAAACAGATAGACCTGCTATTAGACCTAGTAATTGGTTATCAATGACTTATGTTAATGATAAAGGTAAGCTAATAGAAGGTAAATTCCCTATATTCTACCCGTATATTAAGATAAATGATGGCTTAGGACGTACTCCAGCTAATTATCATGTATACTCTCTTATAGGTTATAAACAAGCAGCTGATCCAGAAACTAGACGTTTAAATTATATACCTATCTATGGATTAGTATCTAAGAAAGGATACAAATACAGAGGACATACTGTAGTAGAATATGGTAAAGAATCTCAATTTGATTTTAATAAAGAAAGTGTATGGGATTACACTGAAGCTTTACAAAATCAGGAAGCATTAGCTGATATGGCAGATGATTATAGCAAACCTAACTGGTAGAATTCTGATATTCATTTGATTACAGATCTTCCTCCATATTAGAATATGAATTATGCTAAAGAGCAATAGGATATGAAATTTGAATGGGATCAGGGTGATAAAGATGATAGTGAACAAGGTGTAGTACTTAGTGAAGCTGAAGAAAGTAAAGAAGACTCTAAAAATCTTCTTTAGTTAGAGGCTGATCTTTTGTATAAGATGAAGGAATACCTGACTGAATTAAGCAAAGATAATACAGATTTAGCATCTAGTATAGATGATAAAATGGAAGAATTTACTCAATTGTTACGTAAAGAAAATCCAACTACTCCAGAAGAAGTGGAAGGTTTGATTAACAAATTTATATGTAATTTATAATATGAATAAATATTGTCCAAATAAAAATCTTCCCGAATGGAAGGAGTTAGTAAAGGTAGTAGGTGAAAATAAAGCCTACTACCTTTGGGATTAGAATAAAGGTAATAGTTTAGATAAAGCTCCTAATGGAGAGGATTCTAAGCTATTTTCAGACCTTTTAAGCTAGTTTGATAATAATCGTGAACAAGCTATTCTAGCAAAGGCTGAAACCTTTACAGAAGCTTTTAAAACACAATTATCAGATGAATTATCTAAACAAGTAGATGAAAATGGTGAGCTGTTAATTGAAGCTTACAATAAAAGAAATGAAGTTAAATAGGGTTCTTCTAATACTTTATTGGAATAGTTAGGAGAATTTGCAGATACTGTAGATGTAGTAAACTTCTTTATTAATCACGATGAAGTAAAATCTCAAACTAAAGAACTTCTTAAGAAGTTAAACAAGGTTAATAGACCATTTGTAATATATAAAGGCCATAAAAAAGGAGTTAGAGCCGAAGCTGGAGCCGCCTTATATTTGTATTCAGATGTAATTAATTCTTCATCGGTATAGTTAAACGCCGAAGATGTTGCTCATGAAATGTTACATATTTACTTGCGTAAAGAATATGAAACTAATGAGCAATTTAAAAATTTACTTGACGAATTACAAATTGAATATAGAAAGAAAATAGGGAGTGTGTTATATGGTTTAGGTAAAGATTAGTAGAGTGATGAGTTTTTAAATGAAGTACTATCAAACACAGCATTTCGTGCTCATTTAAAATTAACTGACAGAAGTAAGTTCTAGAGACTGTGGATATTTATAAAAGGTATAATAAATAGGATAATCACTGGCAAAAAATTCATTGTTTATTCTAAATTACCCGAAGATATATCTAATTTGCAAGATTACGCTATGTCTTTACTTGATAAAGTTAATCAGGGAGAAATAAGTATCCATTCAATTGATCATTATGATGAGGAATATAGTGGTGAAACATTCAGTAAATTAGACAATAATCAACAAAAATAGATAGACAAACTATATGACAAGATATAGAAAGGATTAAAAGATAGATTAAATGCCATTAAACATTACAATGTAAAAAATCCTAAAGTATGGAACCAAATATCTACTATTATATCACAATTGTCTAAATCTGAAACTGAACAAGGTATACTACAATTCGTACAGCATGTAAGTGATACTATAGAAGATAGTATTAAATTCTTATCTAAATCAATAGGTGATATTAATGCTAAACAAATTAGACAGCTATCTAATGACTATTTAGGATTCTATAAACCTCTTATTGATTAGATACAATACGCAGTAGATACTACTGATATATTCAAAGAATTACCTGAGTACCCAACAATAAAGTAGAATATCGCGAATATAGCTTAGCAATTAACTATAGTAAACAATAGATTTACTAATGTGCTTAAAGAGAAAGGATACCAATTTCTACAAGAATACCTACAATCTAGAGCTGTACCACAAGATTATATAGATAAAGTATTAGCATGGTTAGACGATCCTAAACATGATACTAATATATTTATGAATTGGTTTGGTATGGCTACCAATAGTGATAACATGGTACTACAAACTATAGCTAATATGCTATAGAATACTGTTAATAAGACAGATAGAGAAACATTAGAGGTAGGTACTGAATTAGTTAAATAGCTGAATAAAGTAAAGGAGAAATACGGTAATGACGTTCAAAAATTACTATATGAGAAGTATGACGACGGTACATATACTGGATTAAAGGTTACTCCTATCAATAAAGGGCAATTCAAAAGAGATTAGAAGGAATATCTAAATAATTTATCTAGTAAATTAGGAATACAAAAAGATGAGCATGACCAATACATAATGCCTGATGATGAAGATATTCAAAGAAAATGGTTTGATGGAGTTAACAAATTCTACTCTAATAGAGCTAATAGAAAGTATAAACCAGAATATTATTCAACTAGAAATAAAATGCTTTCTATGAAAACCAGGGATGCTATAAATGAGATTAATAACTATATTAATACTATAGTAGATCCTATTACAGTAGATGGAGTAGAATATGATAACTTATTATCAGAATCTGAATATAATTCATTAATTAGTTTACGTAGACAAAAAGCTCTATTATCCAATAGATATAATCTAGATGGTAGTATAAAAACAGGGGATGATTTAATCATAGCTAACGAGTTGCATTCCTTTAATGAAATAGTTCAGTAGCATGTAAAGTATAAAACAGATAAAGAAAGCTATAATAGAGATAGAGCAAAAGTAGTAGCTAAGTATGGTGAAGGATCTACTCAACTACAATTATGGGAATCAAGAAATTTAAAGAAATAGTACACTTAGGAATTCTACGATGAATTAGATAGTTTAGGTAAAGTAGAACAATCTGAAGAATACAAAGAAGCTATAAAGAAACGTAGAGAATTCCAATAGCTATTTAAAGATCCTCGTACTGGTAAGATAGATTCTAATTTAATGTCAGATTCTGAAAAAAGGGAACTATTGAAATTAGATTAGGATATAGCTGATTTATATACTTGGACAGAATAGATTGACACGGATAAGAAATTTAGTGATATAGCTGAAGTAGTTCCAACAGAACAGTACTATAAAGATAGCTAGAATGCTAGAGAAGCTGGCATAGAAGCTTATAACGATTGGTTTAATAATAATCATTATGAAGACGGTAGAGGTCGTATGCATCCAGCTTCATATTATACAGAATTAAAACCAAAAGATGAGTTATTAGAAAAGTATACAGAGTATGCACCAATAAGTAGATACTCTACTATAGATAGACAATCAGATTGGTTTAATAAGGACTGGGATCCAGCTGGTCCTACTGTATAGCCTAATAAGAAATATTATGACAATAGTAAAGCATACAAAGAAATAGTTGATAAACCTGAATTAAAGAAATTATATGACGATTTATCTGATACTATCAATAAGGCTAACAAGTATATATCATTCTTAACATTTGGTGACGATGGTAGAATGCCTCAAATACCTGCAAGATTTATGCAAGTATTAGGTAGAAAAGATAGCGTACTAAATGCTTTGAAATATATATTTGATGATGTAGCTGTTACTAGAGTAGATGATACTGATTATATAGATGATTTTACTACTATGCCCAATGGTGATCCTATCAAAGTAATACCTACAAGATTTATAAATATGCTAGAAGATACCAATGAAATATCAACAGACGCTGTTGCATCTGTAATAGCTTATTATAACATGGCTGCTAATTATAATAATATGGTAGAACAATAGGATGATGTTGAATTATTACTCAATCTTCTAAAGAATATTCAAATTAGAACTAAGAAAGAACTAAAAACAGCAGGTTCATCTAATGTATATAAACAAGCTTAGCTATTAGTTGATAGAATAATGTATGGCAGAAATAAAACTCCTATTACAGTAAATATATTAGATAAAGAGATAAATATAGGTAAAACATTGGATATAATACGAGGATTTGTTACTAAAGTAAATCTATCAGGTAACTTGTGGTCTATTGGCACTTCTTTCTTTACTGATGCTACCTATACTACTTTAGAAGCCAAAATGGGTAGATTCTTTGATATCAATGACCTTAAATTTGCTTCTAATGAATTTGCTAGATAGTTACCAGATATGATGGCTAATATTGGCAATCCAGTACCTAAAGGTAAATTGTCTTATTTGTTACAACTAAATCAAGTAGTAAAGGATAACAAAGAAATATTTGATAGACTAGACTAGAGTCAGGTATTAAGAGCTATAAATCAAAACTTCTGGTTTGCAGGTTATACTTAGTCTGATTATACTGTTAAGAGTCATACAGTTATTAGTATATATCATAGTTATAGATTTGTGGATGGAGAAGGTTTTATGACTAAACAGTAGTATATTGATAAATTTAATTCTAATAGTACTAAATTTGAGCAATTGCCTGTAACTTTATATGATGTATTTGTAGAGGATAAAGAAGGTAATATAAAGATATAGGATAAGTATAAACAGCACGTTAATGATAAGCTATAGAATGAGGTAAGAAATAGAATTAATATACTTACTTAGAGAATTGATGGTACTTTACGAGAAATAGATAAAGCGGCAGTACATGCTAACTCTATAGCTTCTTATATTGTGTTACATCGTAACTTTATGATATCTGCACTGCATGATAGATTTAAGAAAAAATAGTTTAATCTTGATTTAGGAGTAGAAGAAGAAGGATATTATAGGTCTACTAGTAAATTCTTAAAAAATGTTATAGGATAGAGACATTTTGCTATGACACAATTATTAGCAGACTATAATAACTTAAAAGATTATGAATAGTATGCTGTTAGAAGAGTTCTAAATGAATTAGTACTCATCGCAGCTTCTACTACTGTAGCTCTTGCTATGGCTACTATAGTAGATGGAGATGATGAGTATGATACATGGTTAACTTAGTCTATTACTTACTTAGCAATGCGTTCAGCATTTGAATTTAGAACTATGTATAATCCATTTGAATTTATTTCATTAATTAAGTCTCCTACAGCAGCTTTCAATTGGTTTGACAATGCTTCTAGTTTTATTAATTTATTTAATCCTGCTTCATATGTAGGTGATAGAACTCCTTTTACTATAATAGACAGAGGCCCTTATAAAGGGATGCCAGTTATACTTAAAAATATAATTAAGGTTACTCCATTTAAGAGCATAATAGAAGCAACAGATCCAAAAGCAAAAAGGAACTATTTATAGAATTAGTTAATGAACTTCTAAAAAGTTTCTATCTAAATTATCAATTCGCTAGATTAACTGTAAAAAAGAAAGGCTGAGTATTAATTTACTCAGCCTATTTTGTTATGAGAGTTCATCACGCTCTTCATAACTATAATAATCTTCTTCCGGCAATTCAGCATTTATAGACTCACCAAATCTATATGTATTTAGAAATAACCTCTGTGCTAATTCTGGAACAGGCACGTTTGCCCAAAATCTATTTATTTCTAATGCTGCACTTACATTATAAGTTTTACCAGTTGATTGAAGATTATGTATATCTTTTTTATACTTAGGGTTACTTAAACAATAAATAGTATAATGCTTATTGTTTATAGTAATATATTTAGTATTATATAAAGAGTCTAACTGTTTAAACTTTCTATATCTATCTAAAGATTCCTTAGTATTAACACTACTATCATATAAAAGAAAGACCTTTTCTTCTAAAAAAGGTCTATTCTTATCAGTAGTATATGCATTTATGTAACCGCTTTCTACAGTTAAATCATTCCATGTAAGATTATCGTCTAATAATGGAACTATATATATACTAACATCATTCAAGTTCTTCAGTACCATTTCCTTCGTAATAACTACGAGTATGCTCCCAATTATTAGTTTGGTAATGATATGAAAGTTCTGATAATGCATTGATAATAATGTTTTTACGAGAGTCTAACTCTGTTTCATTAAACATATTAAACACTCTCACTTCATAGCTACCATTTGTTTGTATAGCAACAATATATGCTTCACAATCATAATCTGAAACATCAATATCTTGATCTTTCATATACCATGTAATAGCTAACAAATAGTAAGCAATCTGTCTATAATAATCAAATTCTTCTACAGAATGTTTAAAGTTATAGACATCTGAAGTTGTCTTTAAGTCAATTAGAATAATTTTCTTATTGACATGATCAAATATGCATCTATCGAGTAATGACTTACAAGGTGCATACCAGATCTTATTTTCATCCATTTTAAGACTATCTGTCTTAATAGGAAATGTCCAGTTAATATGAAACTCATTGTGAGATTCTACTCCTGGAGTATCTGTTAGTAATTCATTTGCTTTCTTATGTTTTTCAATATTAGACTTAATTATCTTTAACATATTGAGATCTGCAAACGAAATTGCTTTTTTAGCATTATTCAATGACTTTGACTTAATATATTCATCATATCTTTGAATAAAGTCTTTAGCTATTGCTAATTTAGAATCATCAGACAATTTATTACTATATGCTTTATTATAAGCATTTAATAATATCTTATCTTCATCTTCTAATGGATCAGTAGCTTTAAATGTAGCGTACCAATCACAAAATTCTTTTTGTTGTTTTACTTTAGGTACATCATACTCAAGTATTACATAATCATTCCAGAATTCATCTGGTTGAAGTATGTATTCATGTATCATAGTACCCTTTTCTAACTGTGGTAATTTTAATCCTTCTTCTTTACCGTCGAGCATATTACGGAAATATAAAGGACCTTTTTTTAAGAACCAACCTATAGAAGAATTTGATATTCTCGTGTTATCTTCATAATACGGTTTATCAATTATCATTGTTCTTCTTCGTTTTCTTCTTCAGTTTTATGTTTAATTGTTTCAACTAAGAGATTAAAAAGTAAATCTTCTCTAGATTTATCTGATTTTTTCTCTAAATTAAAATCAATTGTTACTATTTTAAGTCTTTCTCTTATCATATAACTGTCAGTTAATATACTACAGTTATGTTGATTAAGATGACCGTATGATATACCATTATGCCAATGTCCAAAGAAATGATACTTATACTTACCAAAACAGTAATTTTCAAGCTTTTCATTATAATTTGGATTCTCATGAGTAATAAGTATATCACAATTAGGTATGTTTTCATATGGGCATACATACTCATCATATTCATGTTGAGTATCTTCAAATGCCCATGTTTGCCAGTGTATAGGAGCTATCCATGGAGTTCCATAAAATTTTACTCCTTCATATTCATATAATTCATCAATAAGAAATACTACCTTATCATTAGTAAGTAAAGATATTTTATCCTTAAACTCCTGTAAAGTAGTATCTTTTATTAATCCATCATATAATTGTTCAATGTATATATCATGATTTCCTGGTACTACAAATATCTTTTTACATGATAACTTATTAGCCCATGTAATAAAAGCAGTACTCCACCATGCATCTGATTCATCGGAACTTCTTTGAACAATTAGATCTACTATATCACCAGCGATACATAATACATCACAGTCTGGTATAGAAGGTAATATACCATGTAAATCACTAATTGCACATATTTTCATAATGCAAACTTGCTGTTAATTTATATATTAATACTGCACAAAAAATTAACATTCTTTTAAATGTTTTATTAACTCATCTACTTGTTTTTGATTATGTACTATATAGAACTTTATATTAGGTTCAAATCTATACAAGTAGTAGTTAAATAGTTTTTCACGTAAAGGCCATGCCTCATTAGGATACCCTTTACATTCAATAATGAACTTATCTCCTACAAAATCAGGTAAATAAGTCATTGGTCTATATTTCTTTCCTCCAAAAGTAAAAGCTGGAAGAAGTTCATATCTATGCTGTTCATATTCAGCACTGATTTTAGCTTCTTTCAGCTTTTTATATGTATATGTTTCAAGCTTACTTCTAAACTTTATTTCATCATATATATTAGGAGTTGCATTCTTTACTTTTCTCTATTTCTTCTTCTGCCCCATAAATACATTCTTCAAATATTTTTATAACATCTCTATCTATTTGTAGTATTGTATCTGTTAGTTTACACACACCTACAGTAAGCATCACTACTACAATAGTGGTTAATAGGAATGGGATACAAATTAGATTAGCTATAACTTCTCTAAAATCTTTCCAAAATGTTCTTAGTTTATCTTTTAATGTTTTCATAAAGCCATTTTTTAATAGTTTCAAAATCATTTGCTTTAATAGCATCTGATACATCCTTCGCTTTGAACTTTTTGTGGATTAAAAGCCCTTCTAAGCCTGTTTTAAGGCTCATTTTACGAAGATATTTTACGCCAGCTTCATCCCTATCGAACAATATAATAATACGCTTAAAACGCTTCTTAAGTTGTTCTAATACCTTATTAGGTATAAAAGTTGACTCTGAAGAAGGAGATATTGCTGATATCCCCATTTCGTATAAACACATGACGTCTTTCATACTCTTTGTTATTATGAGTACATCACCAGTTTTAGGTAACTGTTTAAACCCCTGAATATCATTCTCTGTCAGGTTATTACGCCATTTTGTATATTTATCTGCTAAAGGTCTATAAATTTTAAAATGATTATATACCTTATAAGCATACATAGGATTAGTATCCTTGTAAATACCCTTTACAATACCATTACACAGGTAATATTTAATACTGCTTACTCCAAATTTCTTTAAAGTATCAATACTAATATTAAACTGAGACCAGTAATTGATGTCTGTTAGAGTAAAGTCTTGTCTTACTACACCAATTACTGTCTCTGTTGACGGTATGTATTGCTTAGAGCTAACGAGTTGCGTATTATTAGTAATTTTAAGCTTATTAACTATATTATTAAGTATATCAGAATAATTAGTTAAACCGGTAAGTAACGAAACAAATTTAATTACATTACCACAATCGCCTGTACCATGATCTTTAAACATTAATTGTTTAGTAGTTCTACTATAGAAACATCCAAATGATGGATTTTTATCTTTTCTAAATGGACTATTATAGATCATACCAACTTTAAAATTACCAATATATGCTGCATATATATCATATTCTGTTACTTTAGATAATATATAATCTAGAGTAATATTCACTTCATCTTTTATATTTGTAGTGTCGTATAGCATATGATATAGATTTTAATTTGTGGAGTATTGCAGAATCGAACTGCATTTTACCATTAAACTAATACTCCTTTAAAACGTGAGTGCATACTATTCCAAATCTATTATTTTGTCTAAAGACTCACATAGCGGTATGCTACTCACGTATCGCTATATTATGCCTAGCGTGGGCAACTGTTTAAAGACTAAATTAGAAAGGCAAATCGTTACCTGATTCCTGAGTATCTGTAGAAATCGTATCTAACGGATTCTCTTCCTTATTTTCTTTGTCTGCTACTACAGGTCGAACAAATAAGTCAATGTTCAACTCAGTAATTTTACTCTTCTGTCCCTCAGGTAAATTCATCGGTTCAATAAAAGTAAACTTACAGTAGTTAGGCAAAGTAGTATAGCCTTTATTATTATAAACTATCTTTACTTTAAGTAAAATATCTTTATTTGCTGCATTTAGCAAATTAACAACCCAATTTGCAAATTCATTAAATGAAGAACCTGCGAAAACAAGTACTTCTTTAGGATAGAAACATCCTAAAATCTGTAGAATACGCTTTACTTGTCTAGTAGCTCTAGCTTGATAATCCTCTTCGGACTCATTAGGTTTCTTAGTAGATTCCCATTCAGTATGAGTCATGGTCTGTTCATCTTTTTCAAACTTAAATTCGATAAAGATGTTTCCATTAATGGATTTATCAACTCTAGCACTAACAAATTTCACATTTTCGTGAATACCTGCTTCTAAGTACTTATTTTTACTCTCTTGTATCTGGTTTGCTAATTCTGTACTATAAATCATAATTCTAATTCTTTAAACTGATATAAAATACTGTTAAAGTTATTCTGGTAAATATATTTTGTCCCAATAAACTTTAATATTGTTATTTTCATCGCTTTCTGCAATAACAATATTCTTACCTCTCAGATGTGGTGCCCTTGCTTCTCTTACAGAGTTATCTCCTCCTTCAAAAGAAATATGAGTTTCATTTTTCTTTCTATATACATAGCCTACTGCATCAGCTTCGCCACATATAATATTAGCAAGTTTACCAACTAAATCTAGAGACATCTCAGATAGTTCTTCACCTTCTTTATTAATCATCTTATCCTTAAGATGACCAATTAAGATAAAGTTATCACAAAGATCTCTAAACATGTCTATAACTTTTCTTACAGCTTGCTGTAAATACATGTATCCAGAACCATTGGGTAATGTTCTAACGTCATTACCTGAGTAGTTCTTTCCCATAGGTGTCTGACGATACAATGTAGCTGCATAGCTTAGACATATTTCCTCGAGTCGAGATGCATTATCGAGAGTAATATACTTATATGGTTTCTTCCCTGTTGACTTAATTTCTTCTCTAATGGCATTTGCAATATCTCCTAAATCTTTTACAGACCTAGCTTGTACTGCTAATGCTTCAAGGAATTCAGATCCTCCTTCTAAGTCAACAATTAAGTTATTATCTAGTTTGGAAGCTAAAGTAGTCTTACCAGCCTTAGGCTTGCCAAAAATTATTAAAAATCTTGGATTTTCTACTTTAGCTTTTACTTTCTCTTTTGGTAATACAATCATAAAAAAGCTTTATTTTTGTATCCTTACTGAAAGTTTTTGGTAATCACTGATAATACGGACAAATTTTAATATTTTTTAAAATAAACCACGATTCTTAATCTTAATCGTGATGTCAATGATAGTCTTTTTAGTTTTTGATTTCAAGTGGTTCAATGAACCAGTTGCAATCGGAATAATTTCATAACCAATCTGTACGAAATTATCGAAAATCTTAATCGGTGTACCGAATTCATCTTCAAAGTCATAATCCTTCTTAAACGGATAATTCTTCTTTGCATAGATATCAAGTGCATTCATTGCACTGAAGAACTCTTTCTCCAAATCAAAGTTAATACTACCGTCAGCAAAACACTTAAACGGACAGTTTGCACATTCTTCTGGCATCCAGCCAATATTGTGAGTCTTACTTAAACCTAGAGTAATATAGTCACCAGCTCCAGCGTATTCTACACCAAAATCACATTTAGGATAGTCGTAGTTGCTTTCTACTGTCAACCAGGGATAAGCATTAATAACTCGTTTCATCAACTTTTCTTTATAGATATCTGCACTATTGTTGTTTTTCGGTAACTTAAAAGTATATGTTTTCATAATTTTCAGCCTTTTTTAATTGTTATTACTAAACGAAATCTTCCTTGCTGGTTCTTCTTCTCGTATAGTCTCAATTAAATTATTGTATTTCAAATCATTATCAAACTCTAATATTGTACACTCTCCTGCATCTCTATTTTTAAGAATATGTAGGTAGACTTTGTTTTTTACTAGTAAACGATTTGGTCCATACTGTTGTATATTGAGTAATTCTGGTCTGTGAATACATATGACATAATCAGACGCATGAAATATAGTATCAGCAGAGGAGATGTCACTACGCATTGGATAATGCATAGAAGGGTTATTAATTCTTTCAGGATTTTCTATATTCCGATTCATCTGTGATAACTGAATTATAGTAGTATTAGGTAATTTCTTTACCTTAATAAACAGTTTCTGTAATTCGGAAATAACTTGCAAGGTACTTTCACGATTTTGACCTTCAACAAGAAGAGTGTGATCAAGTATAATCACAAATTTCTTGTCTTTAGCTTTAGTTTCATAGAAGTAATTAATAGTAGAAGCTATATCTTCAACAGTACCAGGAGTATCTACATAATATATAGGATACGACTTTATTTGTTGAGAAGTTTGTTCAACTCTATCTAATAAATCATCTGTTAATTCATTATTAGCACTATATAGCTCAGCAGTAGTTTGCCTTAACTTACTGCTTATTTTTCTACCTACTTGCCTAGAACTTAACATTTCAAATGAAAAATTAAGTACTATAATATCCTGATTAGAATTTAAATCTATTAAATCAGTTTCAAGTGTATTCACAAATGAAGATTTACCACTACCAGATATACCTACTATAGTATATATCGTATTTGGTTCAATTCCTCCCATACAGGATTTATTAAACTTATTCCATCTTGTTCTTAAAGATTGAATTTCGTGGTTCTTTCTTTTACGAATATATTCTACTGCTTCATTTGTTGCAGTAGATATATGACGAAATGATAGTGTTTTAGATGACATCTGTTCCATAATTATAAGTATTAGGTTGATAATCATCTAATTTCATTTGTTCCTCAAAGGTTTCCCACTCATGTTGAGTGAGCCATTTCCACATAGTTTTCATATAACCCATCTTGCCTGTACGCATTTTATCATCTATTTCATATCTTAGACAATCCATAATGTGTTCATGCATTGCTTTAGATTTACCTACGATGCGGTTATACTCCTTTCTACATTTGTTTACATTAGCTCTTAAGAAACCTTTAGTTCCATCAGGGCGTATAACGTAAACTGGAAATTGGTCATAAAAAGTATCAAACATAGTTTTATCTTCTTTAAGAAGTTCATCTAGTTTTGATGTCTTACTTATGACTTGGTTATCAGTACTATTATTAATACTAATTAAACCTTGATTAGCTAACTCTTGTATTTCTTCTTCATTAACTAGGCTGAGAAGTTTCTGAATGTCTTGATTGATTACTTTGATATCACTCAATACAAGTGTTAGGAATACTAATTGATTAATAGATATGTTTGGTATTCTATCTAAGATAGAAGTGTCTATTTCTAAAATCATATTCTCATATATTATATGAGCATATAGTTCTTTGAAATTTATTTGGTAGCCTTTGTTAATCCCATAGGCTCAATTGTAATGGTTTTAATTCTCTGATTATCTTATAGGCTTCATATATATAATACCTATAATTAATCTTTCGTTCTTCAATTGGTTTATCATCAAATTTATTTAAAAGAGTAACACCAGATGCCGTTAGCATATTCTGATACTGTCTTGCAGAAGCCTTATATTTATGTTCTCCTACATATGGCTCAGTGTATGTTATAATTTCACCTTCTTTGTGCCCAGTATCTTTCCATTTCCATAAGTATCCACCATTAGTAGATGCATAGAAACGATTAGTTCTTTGTTGCTCTTTATTCATGTATTCAACATGCCATTGTTTACCAGTCTTTTCAGACATTAAGAATTTACGTATATCTGTACATCCTTTTATAGTCTCTTCAACTGGTACTTTGTCTACAAAGTATTTAATTATAGCTTCAGGTATTATCTTTGCAGATAAACCTTTACCTAATAATACTTCAGTAATAAACATTCCTTTTGTTTTAATTAAATTAGGATTCTTAGTCTTACCATATCCTTCTTTAACTGCAATATAATCATTAATTGCATATTGATACATAGCTTCAAAACGGTCCTCTTCTAGAGTAAGTCTAGTAAGTTGTTCCCATTCTCGACAAACCTTGTTGTAATTACTATAGTTATCTTTTTTACAAATTAAGAAAAGTCCATCAGTATTAGCTTGTACTATTCTACATCCTATTTGGACTAATTTTTCAGCTAACATTAAAAGTAAAAGTTGACCATTGATTCTAATTTTCATAACAGCCTCAGGGCTGTAACAGAAATTGTGTTCATTTTGTAAGTTGCCTGATAACATTGTTGTTATCGTTAAGCTTTTTATCTTAACTTCTTATACTTATTATTAATATAAGATCCGCATATATTTTCATCTGTTCTAGATGTGAACCACTCTTGGAAATATTTTTGCTACTATAACGCTCAATTTCTATGCTGTACAGTGACTAACAGTTATTAGTTTACCTCGGTATTATCATTCCAGACTTCTACCGATTTTGGTTCATTCTTATCATCCATCCCTGGATGTAAGGGCTTATTTAAAAAATATAATCCTTTATATTGAGTTTTATTTTTTATTGCTTTATTTATATTACAAGAAGATAAAAAACAAATAGGTTTTCCCATTCTTTGTGTAGAAAATCTTGATTTTATTGGTAGATTTAAAGTGACAGATAACTCTTCTAAATCTTTAGAAGATCTAAAAACATCTATAAAATTCATATCAGAATCATATACAAATACATTTAGACTTTTATTTCTTATTGTATTTTTACATTTACTTCTATCAGAAAGTCTATGCTTTACTTTTAAATGATCTGTAGATTCATAATGTTTTCCTTTATTCCAAGGAATTGCTTCTATGTATGATTTAATTCTCACTTTATATTTATCAGGTATATCTTTAAAAACAATTAATTGTTTTTTATATTTGTTATACCATTCCAAACATTCTTTATAAAATTGCTTTTTGCTTTCTATTTGTTTATTTATTGTTTCCTCTGTATTACATAATGCTGTAGCTATGGGATTTATGTTATAGCTATTCTCTTTAGTACAGGTGTTTAGATATATTTGTTCTCTAATGAGGCATAGATCTTTACTACAAGTTTCCAAAATTTCAAATCTAAAGGATTCTTCACCGTATTTATTAAATGCATTTTGTAAATGCATGTTTTTATGAGTACCTCTTCTTAAAGAATTTATGTGATGATTCCATCTTTTTAAAAAACTTTCGGAAGTACTTCCTATATAGAATTTATCGTTTTTTATATTTGTAATTTTATAAATTCCAGTAGTTGTAATGTCATTAAGTCTATTTATCGTTATATTCATAAATGAAAATTTTTATTAAAAACGTAATAAACTTAAATTAGTTTTAAATACAGTAAATATTTTACATTTTAAACCGTTTAAGGCAAGCTTCAAAGTTTCATTTTTAACTTTATTGCCGTTGTGTTTAGCTTCTACTCGTTCTTCTTTAATTTGCTTGTACACTTCTAGAAATTCAGGTCCTAAGTGTTTAGGATAAAATTTATATTCTATTAGCATACTCGGATATAGTGATGTTACATCACAGTCTATAAGTAATTCATCTTCTTTAGGAATAATGATTTCAGGATCATTCTTAGAATGAATTCCCCCTACTCCTACAGTATAGCGTAGATTATCAAATATGAAGTTATTTTCATAGCCTTTTCTACCTGGAGATACTACTTGATGTTTCATATCATCAAGTACATTCTTTAGTATTGGACTATCAAATTTTACAAATGGCAGTATTACATCCTTTAAAGGAATATAATCCATTGGAGATCTTAAATCTTTAATATCCCACCAGGTTAAACCTGTTTTCTCGAGATATTTTTGAGTTAAAATCTTCATTCCAATGTTTACACCATCTTTGCTAAGTACTCTTACTCCATATTCATCTTCAATAGCTATACGTAAATCAATAGCTGTTTTACATCTATTTAAAAGCTCTGTAGTAGACTCAATATCATTTATATTATAGTCTATCATTTCGTCAAAATCTTCTAATGGAAGAGGCTTACTCCAATCACATACAAATTCTTGTACATTAGGATATTGCATAGTTACCTGAATTTCTTTCAAACCTACTCTAAGTTTATTAGAATATAGCATAGTAAGAATATCAAAAGTATCAAACCATATTTGATATTTCCAATGTTTCCAGGCATCTATGTTGTCCTCTTTAGATGTAGTAATAGTTTTACTTAGATTGAAGATAGAATTACATATAGTAGCTACATTATAGCTCATAAGTTTATCTTCATACTCTATAATATAATTTATTATAGGATTATCATAATGTAGATTATTATATCCACAAAAGATAATATCTGAGTTTATTACTAGTTCTGTTCCATAAAAGTCTCCCCATTTTATATAAGTATTGACTTGTTTAAAGAATTTAACTAATTCTCTTAGCTGATTCTTTCTTTCAGAGATTTCAAATTTATATATTTCTCCTGTTTCTGTATTTTTAACAGAACAATGAAAAATATTCTGAAATACCTCAATATCATATACATAGACCTTTTTGTCACGTATAATCATATTAATAATATTTAGTTAGATTCCGTAGTCAGACTCGAACTGACACAAATCACACAGACTTACATTTTGCTGCGGCTCTAACCTCTTTTTGAGCTATACGGAATTCCATAGATATTACGCTGCTATTTTATTAATAGCAGGTTTTATAAATTTTCTATAGTAAGCTCTACGGTCACTTACTCTATTTTTTCCTTTGCAACCTCCTACATGTTGCTTTCTGTTCTTATCTCTTCCTACATAGAATTGTAAGAATTTCAAGGGACGTTTAGGTTTCTCTAAACGAAGCCTTGCTTCTTTTTGTTTTACTAATTTCCACTTATTTAAAACCAATTTTGTTTCTATTTATGTCAATTTCTTTTTTTAAAGTATGAACTATAACTACGCTATTAGGATAAACTCTAATCTCTGTGTAATAATCGTTATCTCTCCAAAACAGAGCTTTTTGCACTCTATATTCAAATTTTGAATTACTTTCAAAGAAACCTTTTCTTAAATAGATGATTAATTGTTCTTCTTTTGAATGTTCTACTGTTACTTTATCCATTATGCTGCTAATAATGATTTACCATCATAGTAAATTATATTATTGTCTCCTTCAATGTCTTGTACAGTTATACCGGCAAATGAGGAATCATTGCGATACTGTTTAGCTTCTTTAGCT